CGTCGCCGCCGAGACCGAGATTCTCGGGGAAGAGCGGCACGTCCACGACGGGAATGCCGGAGTAGCCGCACGGTGCATCGCTGTTGAGCGCGTTGTCGCCGGAGTTCGTCTGCCGATCCGAGATCGAATCGCGGTACATGATCTCGGCGTCGACCGACGTGAAGTAACGCATCAGCCGCTTGTTCCGCAGGAACGCGCTGGGCATCGTCTTCAGCATGTCGCGCCAGATCGTCTTGTTCGGGCTCTGTCCGCCCGCGTTGACGATGTTCGAGGTGACCTGCTTGAGCAGGCCGTCGAACTGCGCCAGGTACGCGTCGCCGCTCGACGTGTCGCCCTGAACGATGATCTCGTCCATGTCGCGCGAGATCGCTTCGCCCATCAGCTGCATGATCGTCTGACGAAGCTCGTCGCGCTCGATCGAGTCCTCGAGCACCTCGTTCGAGAGATGCACCTCGGCCTTGAAGAGCTTCGCGTCGAGCTCGAGAGCCGTCAGGTCCGGCTTCGCTCGATCCGCCTCGGCCAGCTGCGTCGCCTCTTGGCCAGGTCGCAGGATGCGGCTCGCGAAGCGGATCTTGTTGATCGGCTGCTTCGGCGCCTTCATCGGCGTGACCGTCGCGAGCTTCATGATCTTGCTCTCGTCGATCAGGATGCGAATGAACTTCGCGCTCTGAACGGGCAAGAGATAGCCGCCGTCCGACTGAAGCGTCGACAGGGCGAGATCCGCCTTGTGAAGGATCGTCTTGTTGTCCAGATAGATTCCGCCGTCGGCCATGCTGTTCCTCTCTCGGTTCCCGAAACGTTGCTCGGCCCCCGCCGGGGGCAGTGGGGGTTACGTAACGGTGGTCAGTCGAAGAACGACTTCTCGACCGGCGTGTTTTCTTTCGTATGCGGGGCGTTCATGTCCATCGACCACGAGAACGCCTCGGGCTCCGGCTTCTCGTCGTCGTCCGCCTTCTCGATGTTCGGCTGGCGACTTCCGGGCGTCGCGTTCCGGACCTGATCGAGCAGCGTCTTTTGCGTTTTGACCGCCTTGGTAAGCAGCGAAACCGTCTCGGTCAGCTGCTTGATCGCGGCGTCGGTCGTCGCGTCGATCGCAGGTGGCGGAGGCGTCGGCGCCGGAGGCGTCACGGTCTTCGTGGTCGCCGCGGTCTCCGGAACGGTCTCGTCTTTCACTCCGCCGATGTCCGTGAAGAGATCGGTAAGAGCCGCCATCGCGGTTTCGAGCTTCTTCTGGTTCGCGCCCGAGAGCTTCCGACCTGCCTTCGAGACATCGTCGTCGGCTTTCGGCACTGGCGGCGTGACCGGCGGAGTAACGGGCGGAGTCGGGGGCGTCACCGGAGCAGCGGACACGCTGACGAGCGTGCCGATGTCGGCGAGCGTCTTCGCGAGCGCGTCCGGGAGCGCCGCACCTGCCGACTCTTCGGCACCTTCGAGCGCGGTGTTCATCGCAGCGATCGCGGCGTTCATCGCCGTCATTTTCTGCGTGAGCTTCGCCTTCTCTTCGGGAGATATCTTCATCGGTGCTGGCTCCGGCGTCTTCGTCTTCGGTTCCGCCGTTGTTCCGGCAGCGCTCTTGATGACCAAGAACGTCCGCGCGTTCGCCGGGCGATCGACGATCGAGACCTCTTCGACTGTGATGTCGGTCAGCTGATTGACCTTGGGCGCCGTAGCTTTCGCTTCTTCGGCGGCCTTCAGGACTCGCGCTCGGACTCTCATCGAGGAGCTCTCTTCATTAGGTTTCGCAACACAACGTACCTGACCGCGGATCAATCCATCAAGGAGTTGAAGCTCCGACCTCCGGCAACGTCGCCTCTGTTCGATAGGCGGTGCCGCCGATGGAGAAGCCCGTGAAGCTCCCCTTCTTGACCTTGGTCCAGAGATCGTCGTCGACAACGCGGATGCCCATCACCCACGTTCCCTTCGTGACCTTCGTCGTCGCATCGTCGCCGAGCTGGAAGTCGACCGGAGCGATGTACGACTCGAGAATCTTCAGTTTTCCCGTGACGATCTCGGTGTGCTGCATGCCGAGTTGTTCGAACTGTTCCATGAACGTGTGAGCCGCTTTCCGGATGTCCTCCGGCGACTCGAAGTCGTCCTGCGTGTCGACGACGTTCGGTTCGAGCACGACGCCGAGAACGAAGCGCTCCTCGGCAGTCTTGTGGAGCTTCACCGAGCGGAACGCCTTCGCGAGCTTCGTGTCCGGCGTCGCGTGCGGTTTCGGCTCGGCGCCGACGCGCGCACCCTTCGCAATAACGTGAACGTCGTCGCTCTCCGTGACCGGCTCGCTCGTGACAAAGAGCGAGCTCGGTGCAAGCGGCGACCAGAACACGGTCCGGTCCGGAGCGGCATCGTTCTTCTCAAGCGCCGCGAGGATCGGAGCTGCGGCGCCTGGCACCTCGGCCACCCATGCGGGTGCTTTCGTTCCGCCGACCGCCTTGTGCACGCGCTGAACGACGCCGTCGAGCTTGGTCAGCTCGACGGGACTGTCCAGCCAGTAGTCGCGCCCGAAAACGCAGGTCTTCGCACCGACGTCTCCGAGCGCTCGCGACGCGACGAGCGTGATTACGTCGTCGTGCTTGTTGACGGTGCTGCGAGCACCGTCAGCTGGCGGCGTAGATGGCATCGGCTCAGCTGCCGTCGCGACCCCAGGCGAGATCGCCCGGCTTGAACTGTCCCGACTTCGCGTCGAAATCGGCGGTCGCGAGGTTGGTCGGCCAGGGGCACGACTGCTTCGGCACGGTGCTGCCGAGCTTGCCGTTCTTCCCGATCTTCTCGGCGTTCGCGCCCTTCGCGACCGAGTCGCCCTCGTACATCCGCTCGACCGCGGCATGCTGCGCGAGCATCCCGACGAGCTCGCCGACGCGCCAGCGAATGTCGTTGTCCTCGACGTCCGCCGGCAGGTTCAGGACCGCCTTGATCTGGTCGAGCTTCGCGGTCGCCGGACCAGCCTTCGCGATCTCGGCACGGACCGCGATCGAGAGCTTGTCCTTCTTGCCTTCGGTCGCCTTCGTGATGTCGGCGACGCTCTTGTCGATCTTCGCGACGAGATCGGTCAGCTGCTTCTGCACGGCAGTGTTCGACGAGAACGTCGTCGTCGCTGGCGTCGTCGGCAGACCGTCGATCGGAACCTCGGTCAACGTGGGCTTGAGCTGCCACGGATCGGTGTACATCTCGATCTTGAGCGTGAACGTCGTCTTGTCCTCGAAGGACTCGGCGCCGAGCACTTTCTCGAGAACCGCCTTCGCCGTCGCTGGGATCCCGGCCGCTTTCGAGAGCTCGGTCAGCAGCTCGCGCACCGTGATCTTCCGCTCCGTCGGAGCTCCGTCGGCAGCGAGCGCCGCAGCATCTTCTTTCGCGACTCGCAGCCGCTCCTGGGTCTCCGCGTCTAGGCTCATTCGGTCGGTCCTCCCAGCCCGAAAGTAGACAGCATCCCGATCGAACCGCGCAAGGAACGCCGTCACCACCCCTGACAGGGGTCGACGAGTCTCCCCGGGGAGACTGCTAGGTCGGCGGTACCCAGACGGTCGACTTCGGCGGCTCCCACGGTGCGCCGTCGAGCTGGCAACGAAGCGAGCGCGGTAGCTCGTCGAGGATCCGCTGCATGCCCCAGGAATAGTCGGAACGCAGCACGCGGAACGTCTTCTCGAGCATCTCGAAGCGACGCTTCGTCTCGGCTCGCGTCGGGCGCGACTTGTCGTCGACGTAGGACTTCTCGATCGTCCGGAAGAACGCGAGCGTCAGCGCTTGGTACTCGCGCTTGTTGAACGTTCCATTCTCGGTGAGGGCTTGGAGGATCTCGCCGGCCATCGCTCCACCTTACGCCGGAGAGATCCGGCTCGGGTACAGGGATCCCGGACGGATCCCTCTGCGGCGCGGGGGATCGCTCTCGGATCCCTTACACCGGCACGATCGACGAGCGGCAGTGGCCGTGAAGCGGTGGATAGATGATCCCCATGCGGGTCAGCGCGGCGTTCGACTTCGGTTTCGCGAACTCTCCGACATCGTCGCTTATGCCGACTCCGCTCCGGACGATGTCCGCGATCCGGACGTTCCGGTCACCTTGTGCGACGTACAGGAACCTGTTGCCCTGCTTGTCTTTGCCCTCCTGGACCCACGGGCTCGCGGCGACGACCTCTTCGGGATCGGTCAGGTTCGCGAGCCGCTCGATGTGCGCGCTCGCAGCTTCGGTCGAGAAAATCTTCCCGTGATAGTGCCGACAGACCGCGGTCGTGACCTCGTCGAGCACTGCTGAAAACATGTAGCTCTCGATGCCGGCGTCCTCGAACGCTCCGACCTGGACGACCGTTCGAGCGGTGCCTGCGAAGCTGCCAGCGATCGTTCGCCAGTACGCGGGGCTCCGGACGACCTGATCGCCGAGCCCTATCTGAAGCGTCTCGCCGATCTGCTTCGACCCGTATCCGCGAGAGAGCCCGCGCGCGACCAGGTTCCGAGCCTTCTCGGAGATCGCGTCGACGCGGCGCCCCATCTCGTCGCGCACGAAGTTCGTCGTCATCGATCGAACCGCGCGCTCGACGCGGATGTCGCGCTGCTCGAGCGCGCTGCCGATCTCGAGGTTGAACGTCTTCTTCGCCGACGCGCGCGTCGAGCCGGCGAGCTTCGGCCCCTCGATCGTGAGAGCCGCTTCGACCTTCTGCGGGATCGACTCGACTCGTTTCCGGAGCACCTGGTTCGCTGCGCCGATCACCTTGTCGACGCCCTCCGAGTCCAACGACGACCAGCGAACGTCGAGCGCGTCGAGCGCGTCGGACATCGCAGCGGCCTCGTCCTTCTTCGTTACCCCCTCGAGCCGGCGCGTGAGCCTGTCGAGGATGATCACGAAGTCGTTCGGCTTGAGCGGGTCGAGCGACTTCGCGACCGATCGACGAGTCAACGTTTCGACCGCCTCTTCTGCGGCGCGAATGCCGCGCTCGTAGATGTCGTCGCTCACGCAGCGGGCTCGATCTCGATGCCGAACCGCGTCTTCATCTCGGCTGCCGTTAGCCGGATCGTCTCCGGAGCTTCGTCCGACTCGACCGTCTTCACGCGCTCCGCCTTCTTCGCTTTCCGGAGCTCCGTGACAGCCTCTTCGAGCTCGGCGTCGGAGAGCAGGTCGCGGAGCTTGATCATCTTCTTCGCCTCGCCCGTAAGGCGCTTTCTCGCAGCAGCAACGACCGCGGCCGCAGCACCGCTCGACGAGACGTCGCCGCCCGGGTTCGGGATCTTGTGATCGGTCTCCGTGTCGAGCGGGATGCCGACCGACGTCAGCGGGATCGGTTGGTCCTGCCAGTCACCGATCAGCTTCTTCAGCTGCGTGTAGAACACGCGCTCCTCGGCGAGACTTCGAGCGTCGGACGGTACGAGCGCGCCGACGTTCGTCAGCTGCGCGATCACGGTCGCCATCTCGGTCGGATCCGTGATGCGCGGGCCGTGCGAGTGCATCTCGAAATACTGGACCTTGAGCGCTGGCAGGATCAGTCGGTTGAACACGTAGTCGATCTCGTCACGCTCCGGCCCGAAGACCTGGCTCTCTGCGAACTCGAGAGACGCTTGCGCGGACGCTCGGTTGAAGTCGCGGATGTCGCCGCGCAGCAGTCGCGGAAGCCGGAACGACATGCCGATCTTGTCCATGTTGCGGCTGTCGTACTCCTGGAAAAGCGCGTCCTTCAAGTGCGCTTCGGTCAGCGGCTTCACCTCGATCCGGCATCGACCGGCGTTCTCGAGACCCATCGCGGCGGCGGCTCCGCCGGCCTCGGCTTCGAGCACCATGATCTTGTGGAAGTTCCGCTTCCCCTTGATGTCGTTGTCGATGAACGAGCGGATCTTCTGCGTGGTGTCAGCCGACATCCGTCCGCCGGAGACCGTGATGATCAGCGGCGGGATCGATTTGTTCTCGAAGTAGGTGAAGTTCACCTCCTCCGAGCAGCGGCTGCCGAGCAGCGAGAGCAGGTTCCCGATCCAGCGCGGTACGCCGTAGCTCGACGTCGGCGAGTGCACGACGAAGTGAATAACCTCGTTCGCGGTCGTGCTCTGCGGCTCTTCCTTCAGCAGTGCTTCGACGTCGGCGTAGTAGCGGCCGCTCGCCGACGACATCACGCGCGGGTCGCCGAACTCTTTGAAGTAGACCGGTTTGTCGCCGGCCACGCTCTGCACGAATCGTCGGAAGCGGCGCTGCACCGGGTGCGGCGTGAACGTGATCGGCCCGCGCTTGATCAGCTCGTTGACGACGACCGGAGCGGTCTGCTTGCGCACCATCCGGACCGAGTGCGACGGCATCAGGACGAAGTTCGCCGGAGCGCCCGACGCCGCTCGAATCACCTCCCAGTAGCCGTTGCCGGTGATCTCCATGTCCATCCGCGTCCGCTTCCGGAGCGTGATGAACGGAATGTCGAAGCAGCAGAACATGAAGAAGCTGTCGAGCCGCGCCTTCTCGAGCATCATCTCGCGGCGTAGCTCGGCGATCTTGTCCTCGACCTCTTGGTCGGTCGGCTCCGTGACCGCGAGATCGCCGATGCTCTCGGCGAGCAAGCGATCGAGATACATAGCCTCGCGCACCTTCACGCGCGCGTCGTCGGAATCGAGCTTGAACGTCGGCTCGAAGTGATGACCGAAACCCTCGATGTTCGTCGCGTACGCGTCGACGTTCTGCCGCAACGCGTTGCTGTTGGCGAAGTGGTCGCACAGCATTTTCGGGTTGTAGGGCGGAGCGAGCAGGTCATCGACGTTGAACACCGCTTCGAGCTGCAGCGTTCCCTCGTCGACGTCCGGCTGCGAGAGCTGCGAGTCGACCGCTTTCGCGAGCGCGTGTCGGCTCGTCGGTCGACGGCTCTTCTTCTGCGGCGCGCGCGCTTGGCGCGACGTGATGCTCCTGACGCGGTCGTCGCCGAAGACCTGAACGCCGATCTCGGCCGGCTCCATGTCCAGCAGCTCGCGAGCGTCCTTCGCGAGCCGGTCGGTCGCGTCGAGCGCGACCTGGCGAGCCTCGTCTCGAGTCGTCTTTTTAGACATCGGTTCTGGTGTGGAGCCCGCCGAGGTACGCCGACGGCGTTCCGACCGTGAGAGCGCTCAAATGCAGGCGAATGTTCGTGCAGGTGTGCGGGACGTCGTAGACGCCAGGCGCCGTGATGCCGGTCTGCGACTTGGCGTAGTGGCCGCCGTTGTCGAGCGACACCTCGATGTCGATCGAGCCGGTAAACGCTCCGATGATCTGGACCGTCTTGTTCTTGTAGACCGAGCACTCGATATCGTCGCCGTCGTTCGGCGCCGTCGCCGGCAGGTCGAGCGGTTTGAAGTCTGCGCGCATGTGCGGGGGTTCCTCCGAGCGGTCGAGGTTACTACTTCACCGCGAGCCAGGCGGCGAAGTTCATCCAGCGCCAGAAGCAGTCGACCTCTCGGAAGCCGGTGCTCCGAAGCATTTCCTCGTTCCAGCGAGCGGTCACGGGCACGAGCACGCCCTCGAGCGCGAGCCGCTTCCGGTCGATCTCGTCTCGGGTGTAGCCGCTCGCCTGCTTCTTCTCGTGGTAGAGGTCGACCATCAGCTCGTCGATGCCGGCGCCGGCGCCGATCACCTTCTCGACGAGAACGAACGCGCCGCCTGGTCGCGTCTGGTCGAAGACGCGGCGCATGATTCGCTGCCGATAGTTGATCGGCACGAACTGGAGCGTCAGGACGGCCATCGTCACGCAAGCGCCGCCGACGTCCGGGTAGCTCGTCCGAAGATCGACGTTGTCGATGCTGACGATCCCGGCCTGGCGCGCGAACCGCGCTCGCGCCGCTTCGAGCATCGGCTCGGAGACGTCGCATCCGAAGTAGCGGTTCGCGCTACCGAGCTCCTCGACGAAGCTTGCAAGCGCGCCACCGCGGGCGCAGCCGAGATCGACGATCGATGCCCCCGGGACGACGTGCCGCCTGGCGACCGAGTGAACGGCCGCTCGCATCACCGCGTAGAGCGGGATGCTTCTCTCGAGCATGTCGTCGAAGACTCCGGCGACGGTCTCGTCGAACTCCCAGCGCTCGCTCGCCGGCACGTGACCCAGGCTCGAACCTTCCACGAGCCGCAGGATCGACGCGAGAGTTCGGAAGCGTCAACGATCGGCGATCGGTACCGAGCTCGGCAACTCGCCGATCAGCTCGAACCGCGGAACTAGCTCGCCATCGACGACCACCGGCACGTTCCAGCCGTCGCGGTCGTTCTCGTACCCTTCCAGCGGCCGGACGCGAAGCCCGCCGTAGGTGTGCGAGCAGTAGAGAACCATCGGCTGCCCGCTCTCGTGGTGCGTGACGAGCGAGATCGCGGTGTAGAGCCCGCCCCTGTAGTGCCGATATAGACCGGGTTGGAAGTTCTGCATCGGTTCACCTACCTACCACGACCACGGACGCGGATTCTCACCCCAACAGCAGACTTTGGAGAAACCGCTGAGCCTGCGCGACGTTAGCCGGTTCGTTCCACCAGGTGTTCACTCCGGACGGGTGCGGGACATAAGCGATCGCGCCCGACTCGGAGGTCAAGAAACGAAGCAGGATCTCTCTCGGATCGTATCCGAAAACCTTCGCGACGCTTGCTCCGAAGACGACCAAGCGCCGACCGGCGAGCTTCTTACGAAGACGCGCCGCCTCGAGCCGAGCCGCGTCGAGCGGAAACGCGTCGCCCTTGCCGAACCGCGACGGACCGGGCCACGCGTCGAGGACGTTCGCGAGCGCGAAGCGCACGCCTAGCTCCGCCTGGCGGATGCCCATCAGGTCGGCGATCCGGCGGCCGCTCCGGCCGGAGAACGGGACGCCGCCGTCGGTCTCCTTCGACGGCGCTTGCCCGATCAGGACGATCTTCCCCGGAACGTCGCACCAGACTTTCACAACCGCCGATCTACCCGGTTCAGGTCGGCGCTACCACCAACCGGTCGCGAATCGTCTCCGCGATCGCGCGCATCATCAACGGCGGAACCGAGCGACCGAGACGCTCCCACTGCTGCTCGTAACCGCCGAGAAGCTTGAAGTCGTCCGGGAAGCCGCAGATCCGGAGCAGTTCCGCGATGAAGAACTTCCGCGGCTCCGTCGGGTGAGTGACGCTCGCCGTGCTGATGCTGCCGCCGGCAGCGGTCACGGTCGGACACGGCTTGTCCGGGTGCGGTCGCACGAGATTGAAGTAACGCTCCGACTGCTCGCCCGGCATCAACTTGTTCCACTCGCGAGCGATCGCCATCTTCTCGAACGAGGTCGGCTTCCCGCGGACGCGATAGCGGGTATGCCGCGGATCGGTGCTCAGGATCGTGTTCATGGGTCGGTCGACCTCGGTCTCGACTCGCTTGAAGCCCGGACCTGTCCGACCGTCGACCGTCGAGATCCACGGAAGCGCGTCGCGCAAGCTGTAGCGATAGGAGAGCGGCCGCGGGAACTCCGGCGCCTTCTCGAGATCTTCGCGAACGCCGATGAAGATCATTCGCTTCCGCTCCTGCGGCACGCCGAGCCACTGCGCGTCGAGCAGCTTCGCGCGGACTCGGTAGCCGCTCTCGCGCATCGCCTTCAGGACCATCTCGAAGTAGCCGTATGCCGACCCCTTCACGAGCCCGGAAACGTTCTCGGCAACGAAGACCTTCGGCTTGAGCCCGCGAAGCAGCCTGATGTACTCGTCGAACAGGTCGTCGGTCCGCTGCTTCGTGTCGGAATACTTCTTCACTTTCCCCCAGTGCTTCTCGCGCGCGCCGGACATGGAGAACGACGCGCAGGGCGGCGAGCCCTCGAGCACGTCGATCTCTCCGACGCGTTTGCCGATCGCGCTCAGGATCTCCTCCGGCTTGATCGCGCGGATGTCGCGCGGATCGAGCACGACGCCCGGGTGATTGAGCGCGTAGACCTCGCGCGCCGCCGGCACGAACTCGTTCGCCCAGCGAACGCGGTAGCCTGCCATCTCGAAGCCGAGGCAGGAGCCGCCGCAGCCGGAGAACGTCGAGACGATCTCGAGACCGTTCGTGCCGATCAGCGCGCCGATCTCGGCCATCGACGGTACTCGATACGGTGGTTTCGTTGGCGCGGAGTCCTGCGTATCGCTGATGCTCTCCGCGCTCGTCGATCGTAATCGAGCTCGCATCGTTTCATCTCCCAGAATCGTTTCGGCGACCGTAGCCGCAATCGTGCTCATCATGATCGGCGGCACCGACCGACCGAGACGTTCGCAGCGCGTCCGGTAGCTGCCTGGCAGCTCAAAGTCGTCAGGGAAGCTGCATATGCGCTTCAGCTCTGCGACCGTGAACTTTCGCGGTCGAAATGGATGCATCGGACCGGCGGCGGTCGTTCCGTAGCAAGCGACGATCGTCTGGCACGGCCGGTCTGGATGCGACCTGATCAGGTTGAAGAACTTCGCCGACTGCTCGCCGTGCTCAAGACGCGCCCACTCGTGGAGATACTTCGGCTGAACGAGCGCTTCGAGCTCGTCAGCGCTCCACGCTGCGGAATCGAGCACGTCGAACGCAAGCGCCTCGCGAATCCGTCGCTGGCGCGCTAGGCGCTCACCGGTCACAGGTCACGCGGAAGCCGCACTGCGGGCAGTCGTGGCCTGGCTTCTCGCCCTCGTCGTACTCTCGGAAATCGTCCGGAGCTTCGATCGGCGGAGCGTCGGCGAGGTCGCTCGCGCGCTTCAGCAGTGCGTCGATGTCGTCCTGCGACCAGCCGAGCCCGGTCAGGTCCTCGTGACGACCGAGCATCTCGGCGAGCAGCCCGTCGTGGTAGCCGCTGCGGATCGTGCTCTGGTTGCTCGTCAGCAGGTAGGCTTCCGCCTCGATCTCGCTCTTGAAGCCGACGCCGCGGACGATCGGAACGAGCCACTCGCCGTCCTCGCGGAGCTCGACTCGCTCCGGCGGAGCTTCGCCGCTCGCTTTGCGCTCGATCAGGCTGTTGCGGCGACCGTGGCCGGCGACGATTCGCTTCGTCGTTTCGTCGAGCATGATCGGCTCGACGTAGCCGAAGCGACCGAGAGACGCGTCGATGACTTCTTCGTCGTGCGCTTTCGGGTTGCCTGGCCAGGTCGCGAGCTCCGAGAGCGGCATGAACTCGACGCTCATCGCCGGCTTCTTCGGCGCAGGGGGCGGCTTTTTAGCGGGTGTGGTTTTGGTGGACCGTGTCAGCACCCGAGAACTCTAGCGCGTCGAGATCGATTCTCCGGTGTGCTCCGAGCGAGCGTATGATCCAGGATGTCCCTCCTGGTCATCGTTCGAAGCGCTTCCCTCTCGTGCAAACCGCGCGCCGTCCGGTTTCCCCCTAGCTATCGGGCGGCGCGCGGAGAGGGTTTACGCGGCGATCACCCAGTCGAGTCCGCCGTAGGACGGCACCTCGTCGGCAACGTCGACGACCGCTACGCGCCGGCCGTCGAGGTCTAGAACGGCGACGAGTCCGGACCGAGCTCCGGTCGACGCGAGCAGCTCGCCGACGCCTGACCAGAGCGCCTCGGTAGCCGACTGCTCTCGCGGCGGACCGGGCTCGTCGACGCGCCTTCCGGCGACCGAGACGACGTGCCCGTAGCCGACGGGGCGAGAGCCGTAAAGCAGGATCTCGCCGATCAGCCGGCCTTCTGCTCGGCCTTCCGCCGCCCCTCGCGGATCGCTTCGAGCACCTCTTCGTCGACTTCGCCGCGCGCTCGACCGGCTCGCTTCCGGAAGCCGTGCTCGGTCGAGAGCTTCGCGATCTGCTCGTCGAGCTTCATCTCGGAGACGAGCCGGAAGAACGCCGACCGGCCGATCCCCAAGAGACCGGCCGCCTGCGTCTTCGAGCCCTTCGCCGAAACGATCGCGCGAAGAATCTCGCGAGCCGCCGCTTCGTCGCCGTGCAGGCGCCGGATAAGGTTGATTTGACTGAGTGCTGGCATTACTCGCTCCCTCGTTCTCGTAGGTCATCGCTGCCCTCCGAGCTATCTAGTATCCGCAAGCCCGGAAACCGCGCCGCCGGTCGTCGCTCTTTTCTTTCGAGTCGCGCGATCTCCCTCGCATACGATCGGCGCGCATGCGGTTTCGCGCCTATCTTCTCGTCGAGCGCTTCGGTCGTCGTCGCTTTCCGGCTCCGGTCGCCTACTCCGACCCGTGGGCGGAGCTCGAATGGCACCAGCACCGCGAAGCGATCGAAGCGGTTCGGCTCCACCCCGAGGGGATGACGCTCGAACAGATCGGCACGAAGATGGGAATCACCCGAGAGCGCGTCCGGCAGATCGAGGGGACCGCGCTCCGGAAGTTGATCGAGTGCACCGGCTCCGAGGTCATCGACATCGGACAGCACACGTTCGCGGCTCCGGACTGCGAGCGTTGCAGCCGGCCGTTCGTCCGCTCGACCGGCTCCGACCGCTGGTGCGTCGAATGCTCCAAGTGGCGCGACTCTCGACGGCGCCGCTACTAGTCGCGACCGCAGTGCTCGGCAGCGCGCTTGAGATCGCGAAGCTCTTCGTTCGCGTCCTTCTGGAGCTCGTTGCTCCGCTCCAGCGCCCCGATTAGCCGGTCGAGCTGCGCACTGTAGGGTGGCGCCGGCTCCGCCTGCGCCCGGCTTCCTGAGAGCGCGTAGGCCCCCGGAACGAGGAGCGCGAGAGCCGCGAGACAGAGTCCGAACCGCTTCGACTTCGACATACAGACCTCCGATTGAAAACCGCACGATCTAGTATCCCAACGTTCGGACGATTCTGCCAGCCGAGCGGGGTCGATCGAGACCACATGTGCGAGGTCTACGCCTTCGGGACGGCTACTCCGGCGCGCTCGCATAGGTCGAAGACTTCGGCGAGCGAGCCGAACGCGGCGACGGTCGCTCCGCCGCTCTCCATCCGGATCGGACCGGCGAGCCAGATCGCTTCGTCGCCGCGCTCGACGCACGCGATGTAGACGACCGACGACGCGGTCGGCAGGACCGCGGTCGCTTTCGACGCGAGCGCTGTCTTCCAGAGCCGAACGATCTCGTCGCCGCGCATCTAGCGCTCGCCTAGAACGAGCGCTCCTCTCGGATGCCTTGGACGGCAGCGCGGAGCTCCGAGTCGGTCAACGCGAAACCTTCGTGCGACCAGCTCGCGACGTGCCGCCACAGGAACTTGTGGTGCAGTGCGAGCGCGTCTTCGTCGGACAAGCAGTCGGCGAGAAGCGCGAGCGCGAGCTGCGCCGGTCCGCTCGCGGCGTAGCCCCACTCGAAGTTCTCCGAGTACGACCGCAGGTCGCGCCTCATCGGGAGCTCGCGCTCGCCCTTGGCGCCGACGACGAGCACGAGGGTCGAACCGTTCTCGAGACGGCGCCCGATGTACTGGTGCACCCGCTCAGTGTATCGCGGCGGCTTCCGACGCGTCTCTGTAGAGTTCGCGGGTCGTGTCGCCGGAGAGATAGAGCGGGTGCCGCGGAAAGCCGCCGCGCGACCGACCGAGGCAGAAGACGCTTCGACCGTGCGAGAGAACGTCGGTCACGCTCTCGGCTCGCTCGACGGCGGTCAGCGGCAGGACGCCCCAGGCGGCGACGACCATCTCCGATCTCGCGAGCGCTCCGGCGATCGTCGAGTCGGCGTCCGGGTCGTTCCGGTCTTCCGGATCGGTCGACCAAAGCGCGGCCGGCTGCGTCGCGACGAGCGAGTAGAGGTTGACCACCCAGAAGCCGCCGAAGCCCCACGCGCGCGCGAACGCGATGCAGCGCTTGATCGTCGCGTCGTCTTCGGTCGCGCCGGCGGTCGACGGGTTGAGCATGCCGAAGAGAACGCGCGGCTGTTGGTTCCAGGAACGCCACAGAAGCAGCCGGTGCCGCTTGTCGTCCGAGAACCAGGCTCCGCGCGCGCTTCTCGCGGCGGCTACCCAGTCGAACTTCGTCGCCGGCTTCAGCTCCTTCTCCGGCTCGGCGACGACGGTGGAGAACATCAGGCTGAGCTGGCCGGCGCGATGTCGCATCTCGCCCGATCCTATACCGCCGAGATCGCGAACCGTGCCGCGAGCGGAATCAGCGGAGCCGGTCGGCGTCGGCGTACGACCAGAATCCCTCGGTCGCGACGATCACGTGGTCGACGATCGGAACGCCGACGATTTTCGCAACTTCGAGAGCGCTGAACACGTCGTCCTGCTCCGACGGCGACACGTCTCCACTCGGGTGGTTGTGCGCGAGAATGATCGACGCAGCTCCGGCGACGAGCGCGGTCCGGAAGATCGACCGGAGATCGAGCGCGACCTGCGTCATCGAACCGCGACCGGCTTCGTGGTAGCCGACGAGCCGACCGCGCGCGTTCAGGTGCAGGACGATCATCACCTCCTGTTCGAGATCGCCGATGAGCGACCGGACCGCGACGAACGCGCGCCGCGAGTTGTCGATCACGCTGCCGTAGGGTGCCGTCAAGTTCTCGAGCCGGACGCGTTCGACTCGGAGCTCGAAGCGGCGGATCGTCTTCATCGCGCTCTCCGGCGGAAGCTCGCGCGGCGTCGATGCTCGGCGGCGGCTCATGGGCGATCCGTATCGCGCGCGTCGGCGTGCTCGGCGGCGATCATCCGGCACTCCTGAAGAAGCTCGCTCGCCGTGTAGAGCGTCGAGTCATGAAGAACGAGCTCGGCTACCGCGACCGGCAGCGGCGTCAGCCGGCGGCCAGCGACGATCACCTCGACGAAGCGCTCGTCGACCGTGTCGGTCGCGCGGAGCTCGCCGCAGACGAAGATCACGACTGCTCGACCGTCGTAGGTCTCGCGTTGGAAGCCGGAAACCGGACGACCGAGCTTGCGAGCAACGTGACGCTGTGTTTGCGCAGAACATCGAAAAAACCCTTCCCCCGTTGAAACCCCTAGACCCACTGCCGAACTAGCTTCCCTACCCGTGTCGGACCGCGCGACGCGAAGATCGCGACCTGCTCGGCTCCGTTCGCGCGCGCTTCGTCCGCGAACGCGTACGCCTGATCGAGACCGCCGGCCGGTCGCAGCTCGAACGAGACGCGACCGCCTTGAACGAAGACCAGGTAACGCGCGAGCGCGCCGTGCTTGCAGGCGCGCGCCCAGACCGCGAGCCGGTGGGCGCGTGCGTCGATCACTTCGTCCTCGAAGCCATCAAGTCGGAGAGAAGCTGGTCGCGCTCTTCTGCCAACCGATCGACGATCTCGTCGATCGTCTCGTTGGACATCCCGGCGAAGAACTCGCGGAGCAGCGCCTCGGCCGCCGAGAGCCGCGCGATCGCCGAGACATGCTGCGAGAGGATCAGGAGAGCTTCGGTCGCCGGACGGTTGACCGAGTAAACGTTGATCTCGCTCGACGCTTTCCAGCCGTTGCCGTCGTCATTGAAGCTAAGCTTCGCGTCGGTCTCCGCGACCGCGGTCCGAGTCTGATGCCGATAGACAACGCCGCCTGCGTACACTTCGACGTTCAGCCATCGCGGAACGTCCGACTGCGGAAACTTGTCTTCCACGAAGCGGTAGCCGTTCGGGCCGAGAACGTCGACAACCTGACCGAGGACCACCTTCAAATCGTTCATGGTAACGAGCACTTCGCCTACTCCTTCGCGTCGGTACATCCGACCTATTTAGTATCCCAATGTTCGGATACAACGACCAGAGGCGCTCGACGGAATCGACCGTCGAGCGCTTGTTCGTGGCGATTAGGTAGGCGAGTTGCCTACTCCCAGAAGACTTCGCCGCCCTCGACCGACGAGAGCCGGTATCCCCAAGGGGCGAGCGCGGCTTCGACAGCGCCGAGAAGCGACGGATCGAGCGTGCAACGAACGCTCAGCAGCTCGCCGGCTCCGCCGCCGTAGTAGCCAGACTCGACGTTGCACGCTCCGACGTCGGAGAGCGCTCGCTCGATCGCGGGAACGACGTTCGCGTCTAGAACGTCGAACTCGGAAAAAAGAGCCATCGCGTCGGTCATGACTCGGTCTCCTGGAGCTCGGCTGCCAGCTGCTCGGCGCTCGCTTCGTCCTGAAGAACGCGCTCCATCCGAGCCTCGATCTCCGCAAGCCACTCGTACACGAACGAGCGCAGCGCGGTCAGGTAGGCGTAGGACGGGCGGCCGGCGAGCGAGCCGAGCCTGCCGCGAATCACATGCGAGAACGCGTCCTGCCGACTTTGGTTCACGACGCCACCGTCGAGCGGAAGTTGCCGCCGTACACCCAGAGCGGCGAGCCGACTACCGGAACGCGCTTCTCGAGATCGAAGTCCGCGGAGACGCCGTGCGGGTCGTAGAAGCGGACGCCGCCGGAGAGGTACCCGAGCCGCTTGATGAGCCGGATCGCCGCCCAGCAGGCCCGCCGTCGCGCAGTAATGGTCGTCCGCGCCACCGTCGCTCGCGAGCGAGACGAGCTTCGCGTTCCGCTCGGTCAACAGGACGATGAAGCCGAACCCGGTCTCGCGGCTGCCGAGCAGCCGGACCTCGGCGACGAGCGCGCTCACAGCTCACCCCCGATCGAGTTCTCGGGGCGGAAGCTACCGACGCAGAAGCCGGACGCGTCGACGAGCTCGACTCGCGTGTACCAGTAGCCGTCGCCGTTGACCGGACAGCGGCACGTTTTGCGGAACGTGTCGCCTAGCGACGCCATCTCGAAGCCGCACTGCGCGAAGACTTCGATCTCAGCCGCGTTCGGCTCTCGGTTGATCTCGACCGCGCTACCCGGAACCCCGCGCCTGCAAATGTAGTACGACATCCGACCTACTCCGCTTCTCCCGGACCGGCGAGTCGCCGTCCTCTCAATCTAGTATCCCAACGTTCGGATACTTCTGCCAGCCGGGCAGCCGGTCAAACGGCCCGGAGCGGTCGATTGGTAGGAGGTTTCGAGACGTTGTTCCGCGCTCGAAACACGGCTTCGTCCGGCAAAAGCTTCCGGAGCTGCGTGAAGCCGCGAATGTTCCCCCGAAACTGCGTGTCGGCTTCCGCTCGCGCGACATGCTCGAACGGCGACATGTGACCCGCGTCCTGTAGCTTCGTTGCGAGCGCGAGATCGTCGACGATGCTCCGCCGCCCGTCGTGCGTCAGGAACGAGACGCGCGCGCAGCGAGCGGACGAGACGCGCGCGATTTGATCGTGCGAGAGCAGGCCGAAGTTGCCGCTCGATGCGTAGCTGTGGCTAGCCGGCGGCTGCCAGACCTCTTCGGTCCAGTCGAGTCCGGTCACGAGCGGCAGGTGCCACTCTCCGACGACGAGCCGCTTCGAGCGATGCGCGAGCGCGCGTTCGAGATCGCGCATCCGGACGGCGATCTCTCGAATCTCCGGCTGCGCGTCCGGATGACACCTGAGCGCGAAGAAGTTCGCCCACTCCGACGACGTGACGATCACCGTGTGCCAAAGAAACGGCTCGAGCAGTCGGTTCGATATCTGCTTGTGGAGATCGAGCTTCGAGAGCAGCCAGACGAGCGCGACCGCGAGCCGACTCGCGAAGAGCCACGTCGCTCTCGCGAGCGAGCGACGCCAGCGCGAGAGCTCCGCGCGCGCCTGCATCCCTTTCTGGTTTTTGCCGAAATACTCCGGAACGAACGGGTCCGCGAGAACTCGATAGAGCAACTTCTTCGTCGGGATCGCGCGGCTGCTCGCCGAGTTCCGCGAGAAGACGCGATGCGTGTTGAACTCGGCGAGCACGATCCTAGGAAACGTGATCTCGAACGTGATCAGCCGGACGCCGGCAGGGTTCGTCGAGTCTGCGAGTATCTTCGCGGCGTATCCCATCAGGTCCTCGATTCGTCGTTCCGTCGGTTCATTTCGCGACGCCCGCAGGCGGCGCAGTAAAAGCCGCACTCGGCGTTCGCCGGGTTCATCAGCACGACCGACGCGCGCCGGCCGCACACTCGGCATTTGTAGCGAGCGATCTCTTTGAGCCACCAGCTCATCGCGGTCGCCCGTAATGTGACGGGTGCGGGTCGGTCAGGCGGACGCCGTCGAATCGAAGCCACTCGTCGACCTCGTGAAGAACCGCCTCGCGAACGACGCTCCTCACGTATCTGCGGATCGTCGCGTCACGATCCTCCGGCGAGCCGTCGAACTTGAGACCGGTCAGAACTCGCCGGAGCGTGATCGGTCCAACATCGTGCGGCGCGTCGACGTTGCGAACCTGCATCTCGACGTCGAGCACGACATCGCCCGGACGAAGCTGCGTGTTCGCGAGAACTTCAAGATCGTCGTGCGCGTAGCGAAGCCACACGACGATCTTCGTGATGCCGAAGTATCCCATCCACGGTCTCGGAAGCGGACTTATCATCCGCTAGTCCGGATGCTTGCTTCCGCCGTTCGCGGCCGCCCAGTCCTCCATCCGGCCGGCGAGCCTGTAGGCTTCTTCGATCTTCCCGCGGTCGGTTCCGCCGCGCTCCGCGAGCTTCGCCCACTCGCGCACGATGTCCGGCGCGAGTCGGTCCGTCGATCGCAGAACGAAGATCGGCTCGTCGTCCTTTGCCTTGGCCAAGCAGCTGTCATCGCTCTTCAGTCCCATCGCTATCCTCCTTGTGAACCGGGCAGTCCTGGCGGACGACCCAGCCGAACTTCTCGCCGTCGCAACCGCGACCGCGACCGTTGCAGTTGTCGATCCGCGGACAGATGCAGCCCGCCGCGACCGCGGCCGGCGCGCCTGGATTCCGCTTGTCGTCGTTCGTCATCGCCCGCGTCTCGTCGCCGCAGCGACGCCGAACCTCCCGCTGAAGTCGAAACTGTTCGCACGCAGGAACGCTTCTTCGACGCAGCGAACATGCGCCCGCGCACCGTCTCCGACGTGCACGTTCTCACCGATCTGGATCGCACCGTCGCAGCAGTCGGCGTCGAGCAGCGGAGCGAGCGCGCACTCGCCGACATCCGCCGCTCGCTCGATCGGTGTGTCGATCCAGCGCGTCTTCACGACGACGCTTTCGAGACGCGAGCGCCGTAGACGCCGCGACGCTCTCGCCGGATCACGCGCCTGGTGACGAGCCGCGACATGCAGGACCCGAGCGAGCGGCGGTCCGAGCACCCGAGCTGCTCTGCGATCACTCGGACGTGGTAGACGGCGTCCGAGTGTCGGTTGAGAAAATCCGCAACTCGATCGCCGAGCGTCAGACGCTTCGCGCTCGAAAGATCGTCGAGACGATCGCCGTCGCTCGCGCTCTTCTTCAGAAACCGACGCACCGGTTGTCTCGGCGGCACCGGCGCCGGTATCTCCGGCTCGAACGACGCGAGCTCGCGCGACAGGTACCAGATCGCCTTTTGCAGATCCTCGAAACGTCGCCCCTTGTGGTCGGCGCGAGCGACGTACTTCACCGCGTTGCCGCAGTTGAAGTTCAGCTTCCAGTCTTCGATCGCGTCGATCACCTCGATGCGACCGGCGTTGTAGTGCGCCGGATGATCCACGTTACTTGCCATTCGTTCCTCCGCCGGCGGGGTCGGCTCGCCAGTCGCGCTTGCTGACCGTCGCCCATGTCCTGTCAACGATTTCCTGGAGATCGAGATCGAAGAGGTTGCAGGCGTTGACCGCGAAGATCATCAGGTCGCCGATCGCGTCGACGAGCTTCTCGCGCAGCTCGGCAGGCGTGCCGCGGATCCCCTGCTGGTGCTTGAGCGCAGCGTGACAGACGGCGCCGACGACGCCGGAGAGCTTCCCGAGCGCGAGCAGTCCGAGCAGCGCGTCCCACGCTTCGCCCATCTCCTCGGCGATGCCGACGATCGGTTCGAGCCGTCTCACGTTCGGGAAGTTGCGGCGCTGCCACTCGCCGAGAGCGCGCTGAAGCTGCGCGAACGTCGCCGGAGACTCGGCTTTAGATCCGCGACCGATCGCCGAGGGCACGCCGCGGCGCGCATCGTCGAGCATCGCTCGAAGCTCCGCATCGTCGTCGAGCTCGCGACCGTCGGACGTCATAGGCTCTCGACCGCGCGACGAACGAGCTCCTCGACGTCCGCAATGTCGCTCTCCGTGACCGCGATGATCCACGCGGCGAGGTTCAGCGCCTGGTCGTGCGTCAGTCGCGCGTTCGGACGGCGTCGAATCACGACCTCGCCGCTCTCTTCGTCGACGAGAAACGCGTTCTCGAGAGAACCGTCGCCGCTCGGTTCACCATCATCTTCGGTCGCCACCGTTTCGAGACTCTCGAGGTCGTCGAGATCGCCGATCGACGCGATGCTTGCCAACGTTCGTTCATCGTTTCTCCAATCGCTGATCTCTGACGAGATACCGCCACCTGCGCTTCGCAGCCTCCGGACCGTCGAAAAGTCCGTCGCGCGCATCCTGGAAGATCCGACTCTCGACCCACATCGGAAGAACGCCCTGGTCTACGACGACGCGAAGCTTCGGTCGGTGTTCGACGTATCCGGAGCAGATGGTCGGTCGGAGCGTCCGCGCATTCGGCTGCTTGCCGAGCACGATGAACCTCGGTCGCTCGACACCGCGCACGAAGCCGAGCCAGTAGGAGAGATTGCCGACCGCACGCGTCTTCATTGCGACGCTCCGCGATCGCGGAGCTCGGCGAACGCTTCGACGATCTGCATGAAGAGCGGCACGAGTCCGTGCGCGTGCTCGGTGCCTGGTCGATCGCGCGGTGGAACGTCGAAGCGCAACGACGTTCCTCGATGGGTGACCTCGACGCGCGATCGCCAGCGACAGTCGCGGTCGAGATAGATGTGTATCTCGGCGTTCACCCAAGCGGTCATGCGCGGCCCTCTCGTCGATCGTGCGCGCAGATGATCCGCACGATCCCCCGAGCGAGCGCGTGAGCGAGCGGCGGCGGCATCGCCTGGCCGATCTGCGCCCAGCGAGAGCGCTTCGTCTTTCCGACGAACTTCCAACCGTCAGGAAAGCCTTGCAGGAGAGATGCCGCTCGCTCCGAGAGCTTTATCGCGTTCGCGCTCTGAGTCTCCCACGCATTTCGGCCGTTGCGACCGAACTTCGGGATCGAGTCGCGCGACGTGACGGTCGTCGACGGTCGATCCCAAGGCCACTCGAGACTGCGCCCGCCCTGAGCTCCGCCGGTGTCGCGCGCCGTGATCGTGAACGCCGGTTCGTTCGCTCGGTTGATCGGATGCTTCGAGTTCCGCAGGAGCGCCCACGGCGCATTGGTACGCGGGAGCTCGAGCAACGCTCCATCGCCGTGAGTGTTCATCGTCAGCGTCTTCGCCGGCTCGTTCGGTCCGCTCATCCGGTGATCGATGCTCAGCACCGCTCCGCGGTTCCCAGGTTGGCTCGCCGGCACCACCTTTCCGGGAACGTCGAGCTGCGACGGCTCGTGCGATTTGTTGTTCCATCGGACGCGGATCGGCGTGCCGAGATCGGAGAGCGGTAAATGTTCGAGCGCCTGGCGAACGGTCACCCAGGGGCTCATCTCGTAGCCGGGGATGTGAAGCGTATCTCGCTCGCGCGGATCGCAGTGCGTCGGTCGCGGATAGGAGAGATGCGCTGTGCCGAACGGGTGACCGAACCAGACCGGCCGAAGTCGATGCTGCGGCACGCCGTAGTCGGCAGCGTCGAGCTTGAGGTAATCGATGCAGTAGCCGTCGATGCCGCCGATCACTGCCTGGACCGTCTCCCAGTTCGTGGCGTCGTCGAGTCCGGGGACGTTTCCGATCAGCCAGTAGCGCGGTCGTAGCTTCGAGATCAGCAAGCAGGTTTCGGCGAGCATGTCTCGATGATCGGCGAGCCCCTGACGCTTTCCGGAGCGGCTCCACGGAGTGCACGGTGGATCGGCGACGAGAAGATCGATCTTGTTTCGCGGCAGCCAGCCTTGGCCTATCAGTCGAGACAACGAACGAACGTCCATCTCGATCGGCGCGCGCCCGAGGTTCGCCGTGTAGCTCGCGCAGGCGTCAGGATCGCGATCGAACGCGAACTCGAACTGAAGCCCTGCCTGGCGAAAGCCGTCCGCCATGCCGCCGGCACAGCCGAAGAGCTCGATCGCTCGGATCTGGTTGACCCTCACGAGGGCCTCAGGCGGTCGATCACGTCGACCGGGTTCTGGTTCGGACGAAGCTCCATGATCTCACGGAAGATCTCGAGCCAGCGTGTGTAGGTCTCTTTGTGGCGGCGCGTGAGCTGCCGACGCGGACCCTTCCTGAGCTTCTGCCAGAGCTCCCAATACTCGCGGGCGAGCTCACGAACACGCTCGTCCTCCGGCGAGGGTGGCGGTATCGAAACGCTCATGCCGTCGGTCCGAGAAAGTGCTCTAACACCCAAGCGAGCGGTCCGACGAGCTCCGAGATCGTTAGGCCCGCGAGCGCGGCGGCCAGAACGACGACGAAGAGCGCGCTGCCGCAGATGCAGACGACTGCGGTCTCACCTGCGCGAGCTGCTAACTCCAGCAACGATCGTCTGCGGGGCATCGTCGTTCCTCCGCTCATCTAGTACACCGAGGTGTAGATCGAGCGCCGCTGCGATGTCCGGCCAGCGCTCGTCCGGGAGCGCCGCAAGGCCGGTCGCATGATAGCGGAACACCTTCCCGAGCTTCTTCTCGACTCTCAGGAGCGGCTTCGAGCCGGTCACCCAGTAGGTCGGCGAGATCGAGAGCTCCGTGAAGTCGCGCTTCGCGACCCAGCCGCGCTTCCGGAGTCGTCGGCAGAGTTGGAGCGCGGCGATCTTCCACGGTGTGATCTGAACCGGACCGGAGCGACCGCCGACGACGCAAGCGATCTCGATCGGTGGCACCCACTCCGCGGTCTCGTGCGACCAGAGCGGCGAGCGTTTGACGAACTCCGCGAGCGGCGCGTCTGCGACGACGCGAGCGCCGTCGACGATCGTGACGCGGAGCTCGGTGGCGAGCCGGCGGAACGGCGGCGGAGCGTCGACGACGAGAACGGCGTGATAGTCCGGCCCGGTCGTTCCGTAGGGCGATCCGAGCGCTTGCGCGAGCACGTCGACGTTCGCTCGCAGCTTCGCTTGCACGCCGACCTGAGCGCCGCCTGGCGCGACGAGCAGCAGATCCCAGCCGCTCGTCTCCGCGTGAACGACGAAGCCCTCGCCGCGGGCTTTAGCGGCTAAAGCGTCGCAGAGTGCGCCCTCGCTCCGGAAGCGAGCTCGAAGCGAAGCGCGCTGCTCGATCACCGAGCGCCAGCGTCGACGAGTCATCGACCGGGAATGCTACTTCAGAACCGGTTCGGCGTACGGCTCCCATGCGATGTCGGTCACTCTCGTCTTGGTCGCCATCACCAAGTCTTCTTTCCGACGCGCGCTTCGAGCTTTTGCCAGTAGCCGTTCCCCGGCTTGTCGATCCCGAGTCGCTTGCAACGCGCTGCGACCGCGGTTCCACTTATCCCGTAATCGTGCGCGATGATGTCAGCCGGCTTCGCCCAGACGAGCTTCGCGAGCGCTTCGCGCGACAGGCTCTGCCAGTCGAGCAGCTTCTCTCGATGGTCGCGTCTCTGCTTGACGTCCGCGAGCTGCTCGACGGTCTGCGTCGCGACGTGCGGTCGGATCGGAACGACGTTCACGCCGTCGCCAACATCGATCGCGTCGTTCGGCGTCAGGCCGAAGCGGAGTCTCTCGATCGCCGGACGACCTGCGTCTGCCGGCAGCTGGCGGTAGGCGCGCTCGACCATCTTCGATGCCGGCGAGTGTCCGACGAGCTTCTTCATGTCCGCCTCGCTCGTCCCGTACATCCCGTGCCACGTGATGAACGTTCGACGAAGGTCGTTGATCGAGAGCGGCGCGATCTCGAGCAGAGCGCAGTAGCGCTTCAGCATCGTGTTCGCGTTCGAGTTCTCCCAAGCCGGAAAGAGCGGCTCGCCTGCCTTCACGCGGTCAGCTCGCCGGCAGAGCAGTCGATACATCTCTTCGCCGATCGGCACCCAGCGCTCGCGCCACTCCGGATCGCCCTTGTGCCCGACGATCCAAACGCGTCGGTTGTCGTGATCGATGCTCGCCGGCACGATCCGTTCGAGCTCGCCGTATCGAGCGCCGAGCATCACCCAGCTGAAGAGATAGTCCTGGCGGTTGCGCGGCAGCTCCCAGTAGAGCAGCACGAACTCGTCCTCGGTCAGCGTTCGCGTTCGCGGTCGAGAACGAACGAGAACGCGACGCGAGCGCGCGAGCTTGTCAACGTCGCCGACGAACTTGCCGTCGGTCTTCGCGAGCCGGAGCGCTTCGAAGAGCTTGTCGAGCTCTTTCCGGATCGTCGAATCCGAAACGAACTTCGTCTCGCCGTCGATCGTCGTGCCGATCTCGCAAAGCCTGCGGCGCTCGACGTAGCCGATCAGCTCGGCGTGCGTCAGCGTGTTCGAGTCGCGCTCCGGACCAAAGTACTCCATCACGCGCTCGCTCTTCGTCGTCACGATCTCGAGCTCCGCGTCGGACTTTTTCCCGACCTTCTTGTAGTCCTGGAGCGCGGAGAAAGCCTTCAGTAGCGAGTAAGGTTTAGTCCGGGGAACCGATCTCTCAAGCTGGATCTGGCGGGCTCGGAGCAGGGCTGGCCCTTCTTCGGTTTGACCCGTCGAGAGCCGATACTCGACACCTTCCCAGTCGCGCCCCTCGACGTAGAGGTATCGAGACTTTTTCGTTCGCCTGAGCTTGATGGACATGTTGCTGCGTCTCCCCTCGACTCTAACCACTCATCGAAGTCGCTTCGTCGCACGCGGACGAGCGGCTTGATACCGGTTCCGATCAGCACGCGGAACGGCCAGCGCCGCATGATCGCGTAGGCTCGTTTGCTCGAAACGCGGAGCACTCTCGCAACGTCTTCGTTCGTAAGGAGCTGCTCCAGGTCGTCGCTCATCGCTTTCGGCGCCTCCGCTTGATCTTGTTCGCCGAAGCGTACTTATCGTGCTCGAACGCGAGCAGTTGGTTCGCGGCGACCAGGTTCCAAAGCGATTCAACGAAGCGAACCGCTCGGAAATCTCCGCTCCGGACGATCGCGTAATCGGCATCGACGCCGAACATGTTCGCGCCCGCGTTCAACATCGTCACGGTCGCGCCGACCGCTTCGGGGACCGAGATGTTGTTCCGACGAGCAAGATCGGCGACGAAGCCGAGCTCGTGCGAGTCGTAGAGATCGTAAATGCAGCAGCGCGCGATCTCGTTCGACCAGATCACTTGCCGGACCGCGTGCCGGATCATCCGCTTGCAGTGCGTCGTCGCTCCGTCGCCGATTCCGTCGAGCGTGTAGCCCTCGGACAACTCCAACATTCCGACCGTCGGAATCAGTCCGGAGATCATCTCGAGAACTCGGAGCCGCGTGTCGCTCGTCAACGAATCGTCGTCGCTCAGCGTGCCGCCCTCACCATCGCTCCAGCGGTCGTAGACGACGAACGAGAGAAGCCAACCGGTGACGTGATCGCGAAACGAATCGAACCATTCGGGCTCGGCGAACGTCCGGAGCGCGGCACCGATCTCGCGAGCAGCGTCGGCGTAGTCAGGCGCTCCGATGTCGACCGACGGCTCCGTCTCGAAGAGACCGGCCAGCACGTGCGCTCGATCGTCGCCGCGTCGCCGCGAAAGCGAACGCGCGCGGAGCCGTCGGCGTGCCGAACGACGAACCAGACGAGCAGGTAAGCGAGCGCGCCGAAGCTCGCGATCGTCGTCGGGCTCCGACTCCGCCGCGACGTCGACCTCGACGATCACGCGCCGAGCCATCAAGCTGCCTCGATGCGAACGCGAAGACCGAGCTCGTCGACGAAGCGCTGGAGCGCGAGCCGAACGAAGAGCTCGCGCGGACGACCGAGCTTGTCGGCCCACTCCGCGGCGCGCTCCGCCGAGACGTGACGATGGCCGCGCTCGACGTCCGAGAGATGCGCGGCAGAGACTCCGAGCCGGCGAGCGAACGACGCGATCGAAGCACCGGCTTCGAGCTCGCGGAGAGCGGTCAGCGCGGCGCCGAACGTCGCAGGCGAGCCGAGCTCCGAGTCGAAGCGAGCAGCCGCTTCGGCGGCGGTCACCGAAGCGCGCGCAAGAGCGTTGATTCGTATGCGAGCCATTTCCGTTGCACCTGTCCCTTTCAGCGAGAGGCCCAGAGCGTAGCGAGGTCGAGCTCGACCGACTCGAACGGTTCAACGCGAACGCGCTCGTCGCCGACGAGAACCGCGAGCAGCAACCAGTAGCCGTCGACGAGCCTGTACGACTCGACGGTCTGCAGCGCCGGGTCGACGAGCCAAGCGTTCGCGACGCCCTCCGTGGCGTAAAGCGGCATCTTCGTCGCGCGATCTTTCCGCGCGGTCGACGGCGAGAGAACCTCGCAGACCCAGTCCGGCTCGATCGAGAAGTGCGAAGCGGTCGGCATCGTCGGAAGCCGCTCGACGCGCCAGCCGGCGATGTCCGGAACGACGATCTGCGGCCGCTGCTCGAACCGCGCGAAGCGAATCTCCGGCTCGATGAATATCTGCCAGCCGCCCGGAGCGTCGCCGCCGTCGAAGCCGCCGAGCTGCCGATAGAGCCGGCCGATGACTCGAGAGTGCATCGGGCTCGGCGCCGGCTGGACGTGCAGCACGCCGCCGATGACCTCCGCGACGACGCCGTCGGCGGTCGCTTCGTAGGCGGCGTACGGATCCTGCGAAACCGTCGGTTGAACGTCGCCCATTCCTAATCATACCCCAGTTAGGGGTCGGTAGTCCAGAACGCTCGACCCTTATTCGGGGTCGCCCAGTCTCCCCGGGGAGACTCGTCGGTTCTCGGCGCTTTCTTACTGGCGCGACCGCCGAGCGGGACGATCAGGAGAACGCTTTCCGAGCGGCGACTACCTCGCCGAGAATGGTCCCGATCTCGTCGGTCGCCGCGAGCTCGGCGAGATAGGCGAAGAGAACGAACTGGCGCGCGGTCCGCTCGATCCGCGACGACGCCGGAAGCTTCCGGAGCCGGCGAACATCTCGTCTGCAACGGACCGAGTCGCGAGCCGCGCAGCTTCTACGTCGACGGTCGAGACGTCGCCGTCGGCGCCGAGCAGCGGTGCGAGCTCCGCGACGAGACGCGCCCGGAAGCGCTTCCGGATCGAGTCGATCTCGGCATCGGAGATCCGGACGGTCACACCGAGCCGCCACCGAGCTTGCGCGCCCAGCCTTCGAGCTCGGCGAGCAGGTCTTCGAGCATGTCGATGTCCGACGGCTGCGTCTCGTTGCCCGGCGACAGCTTGGTGATCACCGCGCTGAACAGCGTCGACGCTCCGGCGTAGAACGCGCGCCGCATCTCCGCTCGCTGGGTCTCCGACGCGGTCGGCGAAAGCGCGGCGGACGAGAAGCGTCGCCACTCGTCGGCTATCAGCGTTCGTCGTTCGCGCGTAGGGCGCAGCGGGCACGTCGGTCTCCTTCGTTCGCGGCGGTTGTCGAGCGAGAAGCAGGAACGCTTCCGGAAGCGCCTCGCCGACGAGCTTCCGGAGCAGCTCGCGGTCGCGGCTAACCGCGTAGAGATACGCGACGCTCGCGCGCGTCCGGACGAGCTCGCCGACGAGCTCCGAACCGGCAGAGAGCGGCGTGTCCGGGCCGGGCGTCTCGAGGACCCGCTTCTCTAGATCGGCGACCGACTCGCGCAGCTCGCGCGCGATCGTCTCTAGCTCGCGCGCGGCTACTTGAGCGAGACGATCGGAGTTCGGCCGAAGCTCGGTGCGCTCGTCCGCCGCGTAGCGAAAGAGTTCCGACGCGTAGCGAGCGAGCGCTACCGCGAGCTTCCGGCGAACGAGCGGCGGAACGGCCATCAGCGGACGAACCTCATCGCGGTCGGCTCCGGACGCCGCCCGGCGTCGTCGGCCCGGTCTCGCTCCGGCGCTCGAGCCAGGCGAACGCGGCGTCGACGAGAGAGCGCTCGGACCTACCGTCGCTCGGCGGAAGTATCTCGAGAACGCGCGACGACTCCGGAAGCCGCTCGCCGGCCGGCCCGAAGAGCGGAACGAGAGCCGCACCGTCGCCGAGCGACGAAGCTACGACGAAGCGCTCGAGATCCGGAACGACGAGCGGAGCTTCGAGCCCCCACCAGGTAACGCGGTCGACGAAGACTCCGACGACGATCTTGATCGCGGTCGTTCCGGCCGGCGGCGGTCTCTCGTCGAGCGAGACGACGCGCCAGCCGTGCTCGGCCGGAAACCGGACCGCCGGAGGAACCGGATCCGCTGCGCGGCGAACGAAGCGCGAGCGGCGCCTCAAGTCGGAACCTCGACACCGACGACCGGCGACCATCGCCGGACGATAGGACCGCGAGAACCGGAAGCGCGAGCGACGAACCGATCGGCTCGCGCGTTACTAGCTAGACCGATCGAAACCGGAGCCGGCCCGCCGCTTGAGCCGCCCGCTTGCGTATCTCTAGTAACCGAGCCGCCCGCATGCGGATCTATCGTAGCCGGAGAGCTAGGGGGGCGACCGGGCAGCGGGCGCCGGGCCGCTGAAAATCCCACCCCCGGGGAGGGGGTGCGCGGAACGGCTCGTGCCAGCGATCGCGGCGTCGACGCCGGTCTCCGAGGTCTCCGGTGAAGTCTCCGGAACGGTGGCCGAGACAGCTGGTATCTCGGCTGGAATCGCGAACCTCTCCGGAGAACGTCGTCGACGCGCTCTGTCGCCACGGCAGCTCCTATCTCGTCGTGACCACTCTGTCTTTCGGCGGGGCGAACGGGGATCGAACCCGCGACTTCCGGCGTGACAGGCCGATGGTCGTCACGAATAGGCGTTAGCGAACGCCTACTTCCGGCGTCGAAAATCAGGTCTCCGGAAAGTCTCCGGACTCGGCGGCTCGGCAGCTCGGCGAAAGACCACGAACGTAGTCGCTCCTACGTACGCGCTCGGACGTGCTCGCCAGGGGGTCTAGCAGGCCCGTCCGCGGGGGCTCGATCGAGCCGCTACTCCGGCGTGTCCGGAGCGCTCGCGCGACAGGGTCAGGCGCTGGCGAGCTCGGCGGAGCCTAACCGTTCGGATCGGACCGGACCAAGCCGGATTGCCTGCTCGGACGCTGCTCGGCTGGCAGGTTCGGATCGTTCTTTCCTGACCTGACCCGGTCCAGGTCCTGTCGGTTCGCGCTTCCGTTCGCCCCCTCTCGAGGGTAGGTTCCGGTTCCGATGGGCTCGTTGTCCTACGACTCCGACGACCGACCGGTGGCGCGCGTCGCGCTCGTCGCGGTGCTGCTCGTCATCGCCGTGCTGCTCGGCATAGCGGTGCTGTCTTGGCAACGCGGCGTCGTTCGGCCGCGGTCGGTAAGCGCGTGCTCGGTCGACGTCGACCGCGTCGCGGCGGAGCTCGTTCGGATCCGGCGCGAGTGCTTCGTCGAGCCGCCGGTCTCCGGTTCGTCGGTGGCGGTCGCTGGCTCAGGTGAGCGCCGATGACGATGGACCTCGCATGCGCGCATCCGGAACCGCACCTGATGCTCGAGATCGGCGGGTCGACGGTCGCGCAGTGCGCTCGCTGCGGTCGTCTCGGTACCTGGGGCGTGCTGCGGTTGAGCAGTCCTCCCCGCTTCGGCGAGCGAACGGTCTTCGGCGTTACCTGGTCGGTCGACCGCGCGCTTCCGTCGCCGGAGAAGCAGGTCGCGGCGCAGGTTCGGTACGAGAACCGCGAGCTCGCTGCGCCGGAGATAGCGCAGGCGCGCGCTTCGGCAGCGAGCGAGCTCGCTCGCTCTTTCTACGACGCTTGGCTGACCGGCTCGCCTGCCGTCGGGTCGGTCCGGTTCGAGCGCGTCGTCGGGCTCAACCTCACGATCCGGCAATGGGTGGCCGGCGAGCAGGCTCTCGCGGCGACTCTCGGACGACTCGCGCGACGCCTGATGGCGGTCGAGCCGGAAGCTAGCGACGCGCGCGTTCAGGACGCGCGCGCGTTCGCGCGGACGGTCGACTGGCTCGACGACTCGATCTACGAGCCGACGTTCTGGCGCGACTCGCACCGCGGTTGGTTCTCGCCGGAGCTCGACCGGACGTTCAGCGACGGCTTTCTCTGCGCGCTTCTCGCCGTCGGGCGCGCCGAGCTCTCAGCGCACCAGCTCGACCGAGCGCGCGCCGCCGAGCGGCTCGTCGAGGTCGTCCGAGCGGAGATCGTCAGGAGAGAGCTCGGATGAGCCGCCGGGTGCCGAGAACGTTCGCCGAGCTCCGGACCTGGGCCCGCTCGCTCGCTGCGACCGACGACGCTCGCGCGCGGGTCGTCTTCGACGCGATGGCGACCGAGTTCCAGGAAGCGGCCGCGGTCGGCAGCGAGCGCGCGCGGTCGGCCCTGGCGGACTGCTACCGGCTCGTCGAGATCGCCGGCATCGAGGTCGCGACCTTCGCCGCCGAAGACGTCGTCGAGGCGCAGGAAGCGAGCGAGCGCGATTACCGAGCCGCTCGCGTGATGCTCGGCACCGACGAGTCCTGCGCTTGCTGCGTCGGCGGCGAGCACGTCGAGGAGCCGTGACGGTGATCTTCGACGACGCTGGCCGGATCACGGTGCCGGTCCGGACGCAGCGCGAGTACTTCCGCGACCTCGCGAGCGTTCTCTGGCAGCTCTGCCGCGACTACTCGATCGGCAACGACGCTCGCTGGCGCGCCTATCGACGGATCGCCGGCAGCGACCGCGAGGGCCTCGACTGCGTTCGTCTCTCGATCGAGCGGATCGTCGCGCAGGCGCGCGCGAGCCTCGGACGCGACGCGACGAAGCTCTCGATCGTCGAGCGAGTCGAGCGCTTCGGAGCGCTCGAGACAGCGCGCGTGTTCCATCGAACGATCGGCTACTCGATCGTCAAGCTCGACAGCCTTGCGCGGCTCCTGATGCTTCCGGAGTGGGCCGAGAACGGCTTCCCGGTCGTTCAGGTCGGGCACAAGCTCGCCGCGTCGCTGCTCGTCACGCGCGTCCCGAACGATCTCGTCGACGCTGCCGAGCTTCCGTGGTCCGTGTTCGAGATCGAGCTCCCGAGCGGGATGTTCTCGACCGCGGTCGACGGCGAGCAGCACGAGCTCGCGTTCATGCTTGCCGGGCGCGTCGCCGGTCCGTTCGTCGAAGGTGGCGGACCGGGCGCGCACGGTCCGATCGAGGAGATGCTCGGCTACGCGATCATCGCGACCGCGGCTCCGTGCTCGCTCTGGTCGGTCAAGCGAACGATCCGCGAGCTCGGCGCCGTCGAGGGCGTCGACCTCGACGGGGGCGTCGTCTACGGGACCGGTCACGAGAACTACGCGAAGGCGGTCGCTCTCGAGACGACCGACGCGGACACGCGCTCGATCTTCCTGCTCTCGCGTCTCTTCGCGAACGTCTCGCTGATGATGACCGACAAGACGAGCTATCGCCCGATCGGGAAGTCACATCGGCAGCGGTCGAGCTCCGGCTCCGGTCGAAGCTCGGCGCTCCCGATCGGTCGAGTCTTTCAGCTCTCGACGTCGGTCCGCTGCGACTTCCGCGCGGCGGTCGCCGAGTACTCGCGCGGCGAGCGAAGCGCGCTCTCGGTCCAGGGGATCGTCGCCGGGCACTGGAAGCGACAGGCGCACGGCGTCGGTCGGAGCGAGCGGAAGCGGATCTTCGTCGAGCCGTACTGGCGCGGCCCGGAAGATGCCCCGATCGCGCTTCGACCGCACAAGCTCGGCTGAGTTTCTTCCATTCGCCCCCTGTCGGGGGTAGGTTTCGGTCCATGACTCCGGACTACGCCGAGGAACTGCGGCTCCAGCTGCTGACGGCCGACACCTACCACTGCGCGCGAACGCAGCGCGACTTCCGAGACGCGAGCGGCGAGACCTCGGATCGGCTGATCGACGAAGCTCGGCTGCTTCAGCGTTCCGCCGCTGCGCTCTTCAAGTCGTGCGAGCGGTTGCGCGACATCCGGACGGGGATCTGCCCGTACTGCGGCAGCAAGCGCGGCGGGTCTCTTCGCTCTCGACAAGAGAACCCGTTCTGCGCCAGCTGCCTGCACGAACGGTTGATGACCGCCGCTCACGTAGTCGCCGACCGGCGAGCAGCCGACGCCGACCGCGACACGGCTCCGGTCTCCCCGGGGAGACTCAATTGAACCGCTCCTGGACCTGGAAGCTCGACGCGCTCGCTGCCGAGCTCGAAACGCTCGTCTCGGATCGCGCCGCGGTGATCATGTGCACGCGGTTCGAGCCCGAGACGACGTTCGCGACGTTCCGCGTCCTGCTCAGGAACGGCCCGCGGTTCGCGCAGGATGACTTCGTCGTCGATCTCGTTCCGCTCAACCTGCGGACGAAGCACGACATCGCGCGCGCCGCTCAAGCGCTTCGGTCGCGGATCGAGCAGCTCATCGAGACGATGCAGGCTCGGGCGATCGCGGAGTAGTAGCGACCTCGCACTCGATCGTGATCATCTCGCACCGCGAGCAGACCCTCGCGTCGACGCGCGCGCCCTTCGGCGTGTAGACGTAGCGCTGCGCGTGGAACGTGACGAATCCACATCGGCAGCAGTCTCGCGGCTTGCTCGCCATCAGTTCGGCTTCGATCCGAAGGTCGAGTCCCAGCCGCTCCGATATCGCTTCGTGCTCGCGCGCGCTGGTCCGCGCTTCGAGTTGTAGATGGTCGTCAGCTCGAGGGTGCACCGCCCGCCCTCTGCGTGCTCGACGTGCTCGACCTGCAGGATGTCGGCGCTCGGATAGATCGGACTGCCCTCGCGCAGCGGTGCGATCCGCCCGACTCGTCCGTCGTCGCGCTTGACGACGACGCCGTCAGCGGCGAAGCCCACGATCTCGGCTCGGCTCTTCGTCTCGTCGGTCATCTCTCGCTCTCCCTCGGCCTGCTCGTCGTCGGACTCTCGATGCTAACGCCCTCGGCGCGCCTCATCAGGTAGTCGACGCCGGTCGAGTAGGCGCCGGCCTTCTCGATGAACGCGAGCTTGTGAGCCTGCATCAGGTTCGCCGCGATCCGGAAGTCGGAAACGTCCGGCGGTTTGAGCGTCTGCGCGATGAACTCAGGTCCGACGGCGAGGTCCCGGAAGATGGTCTGCGTCGCTTCGGAGATTGCGCGTGTCGACTCGGACACGTCGGCCAGGTGAAAAACGACTCGGAGCAGCGCCAGGCGAACCTCCAGGTGCGTGCCCGGCTCCCAAGCGATCTCGCTCAGGAGACCGGCGCAGCTCTCCGCGACGAACGATGCCGGATCCGACGATCTTCTCATCAGCGACGCGGAGAGCTCGGCTCGCTCGAACGTGAAGACCGAGCTGCCGTCGAGAAGCCGAAGACCGGCGTACTCCTCGCCGGTCGGCGCTCGCCGCGTCGGCAGCAGCTCGCCCGCGATGATGACTGAGTTACCGCGCTCCGGCAGGTACGCGAGAAGCTCTCGATGACACAAGTGATGGAAGAAGTCCGGGAACGCGCATGCGTTGCTGTCGCAGCAGCTGCCCGCGTAGACCACGAGCCGAGCGCTCGAGACGATCGCGAGCAGGTCGTCGTCGTGTTGGTTCAGCGGCCACGCTACGAACGCGATCTCGACCGAATCCTCGCCGCGCTCGATGTTCGCTCGAAGCGCTGCGAAGTCCTGGCGGCGCACCTGAACTCGTCCTCGTTGCAACTCGTCGAGCTCGCGAACTCCGGAAGCGATCTGCGCTGCGTCTCGCTCGATCGCGACGACGGAAGCGCCCGCGGTCGCCAGCCAGACGCTGTTCCGTAGGTTGCCGGCGCCGAGGTCCCCATTCGGTCCGCTGCACGAACCAGCGTTCTCAGTCCCATGTTCTCCCCGCTCTCTATTCGGCCGCATGGCGCACCTCCGAGCCGTGCCGGCTGCGGCAGATCGAGCACTGCTGGCCGATGGTCTCGCCGATGGCCGTGAGAGCGCGGCGTGCCGACACCTGCCCCTCGGGCTCGTCCTGGTTGTCGTAGATCGAGACCAGCGTGGTGATGCTCGCCAGGCGTTGCTCTGCGACGAGTGCTCGCTCCTTCCAGTCGTCGTGGGCGTCGGCCATCGCCTCCAACTCCTTTTGGCGCTCGCTCTTGCGTCTCCCGCCTCCGTTGCCCGGACGCTGGATATCGCCAGCGTCGAGCGCGTCCGCGATGGCGTTGCAGACTGGCTTGACCGCCGTGCATTCGGCCTTCGTCTCGCCGTAGCTGGCGACCGCGTGCTGGCCGTGCTCGTCGAACCACACGACGACGGCCTGCCGGGCCTTGGCAGCCTCGCAGGCGCGTTGGGCGTGGCGTATTTGCGGGTTCACAGTCCGACCCTCAAGCGCAGCGATGACTCGGCCTTCTGCCGCGCCTCGTCGTAGGTCGTGGCATCGCCCATGTCTCCGAGTGCCCACCAGCACCAGCCAACGTGCCCGGTCTCCGGTGATGGTTCGGTCGTGAAGGTGATTACCGCGCCGGGCTCGTCTGCTGTTGGCCAGCACCATTCACCCTCGACGTATTCCGTTGGCACTTCGCCGAGGATTGGCTCGCGGTCCAATAGGCCGAACCTGTGCCAGTCATCTTTTCGCAGACACGCGTCGCAGACACGAAGAATCCGATCGGTGCGGTCAGTGAATAGCCGCGCACCGGGCTCTCCGCAGTCAAGGCACATGCGACGGCGGTTTGCTTCTCCGATCGTGGTCATCGCAGCATCCCTTCCGGGCACGCCTGCTCAGCGAGGATTGCCCGCTCCTGGTCACATCCGGCGTGGGCGAACTCGGACCGCTCTGCTCGGAGCTTCCAGTGATCGCGGTCCTCACGCAGCTCGTTCACGAGCCCGAGCAGCACGTCTCGGGTCAGCAGTTTCGGCGCACCGTCCTCGTGGCGTACGTGCTCAAGCGCCTCGGCCATGTCCGCCAGCCACTCGGCGGACAGCGACCACGCTGTATTCAGCGGACGCGGCTCAGGGAGACACGCGAAGCAAACCGGCGTCGCGTAGCACACTCGCGCGTCTTCCACTTCGCGTTGCCCGCATTGCTTGCATGTCGGGTTCATACAGCCTCCTCCGGCGTGTTGCGCAGGTCAGAGAGCATCCCGTTTTCGGCGCCCTCGTCGATCTCAATCTCGTTGCCGTCCGCTTCGAGGAACACATCGACGGCCGGCTTGTCCTCGCCGTCGATCCAGATCGTGACCCGCTGATGAAATGCACTCGTCACCAGCTCCTCGATGCGGTCGTAGATCGCGCGCATCTCTGCCGGCGTCGGTTCTCCATCGCTCTGCGGACCGAGGTCACGATCGCGGATCGTCCAGCCCACCTTGATCGTCCCGGACCAGTGTTCGTCGCTCATGGCCGCACCTTCCGAAAATCGACGCGCTCACCGGGCAGAAGGTTGTTAACTGGCAGCGCCTTTGGAGCGCTGTTAACCGCTTTCCGGCGCAGTTGAAAGACAGCGCGCTGAGCTTGGATCTTGTCCATTGGAGCGCCATCCGGCCCGATCGGCACGCTATGCTGCCAAGCGCCGCGTCCGTCGTATTCATCGATTGCCCAGCCTTTACCGCTATCTAGCGGACGGACATGGAAGATTGAGTTGCTCATCGGCTGTTAACTCCGATCCTTGTTAACCGACATCGAGTGATCGAATGCCTCGTGGACGATCTTGCCCGCGACGTGCGGAGCGACCGCCGCTATCTGCTCCGGGCTGAAGCTGCTCATGACGCTCTCCTCTGCTGGAAGTCGTTCCGTAGCCGCTGCTGCATCGCGAGCCACCGAAGCGCGAACGAGCGCTCGACGCTCGGCGATAGCGGCGCCTGCCCTGTGTCGACCAGGATCCGGACGCCGCAGACGACGTGCTCGGCGATCGGTCCCGACGAGCTCCCGACGTGCTCGACGAGCCCGCAGGTCGAGCGGTCGCCTCGGAAGCCGAGCCAGAGCGTCAACGCGCGCGCGAGCAGTCGCCAGATCGATGCGTGCTCGACGACGACGAAGCGCGAAGCGTCGAGCCGCGCGTCGAACCGTATCGTGTAGTCGCCGACTCGATGGCTCTCGACCGCGGCGGTCATTCCGGCCTCAGCGTCTCTTGCAGGGTCTCGCACTGCGCGCCGACGGTCCGGATCCCGCTGAAGCGACCGTCGCGAGCGAGAAGCCGCAACGTCAGGTTGTTCCCCGGCCCGAGCTGGTTCGCGAGCCAGCCGACGCACGGATACTCGCGGCCGACCGGCGACTCGTGGCAGGCCATCAGCCGCAACGTGTCGCTGGTCGACAGCACTCCCGGCTTCGCGATCGTTCTATCGAGGTTCGCGTGCTTCGCTCGGCAGTAGCCGTTCGGGATCTCCTTGGCGGGCAGAACGTCTCGCCGCCAGGGGCACGCTTTGCACTGCTTCTTTCGGACGATCATCGCGCGGCGCGCTTCGGTCATCTCTGTTTCTCCCGCAGTTGCTGTACGACTCTCGCACCGGTCCCCGGACCGGCCACGTCGTCGTAAACGTCGAAGTCGATCTCGTCCTGGTCGACGTCGCACTTGATCGGACGGCCGGCGACCCAGTCGAAGGCCGCGAGCAGTCCGTGGCGACGAAGCGGTCCGAGCTCGGACCGACGCTCGTGGAGTCGCTGCCGCGCCTCGTCGACGGTCATGTCGCGTCGAAGATCGTCGCGGACGCCGAGACCGACGGCGTGCGTCGCGTTGTAGAGCCCTGCGAGCAGCTCGGCTCGATCGAGCCCTTTGACGTTGACGATCACGCCTGCCCTCTCTTCCGAGCGATCTCCTCTACGCGCCGAGCAAAGCCCGGCGGCATCTCGTCAGGCTTCGCTCGCCGGAAGCCGAGCCCGCCGTCGATCGCGACGACGACGAGCGGAGTCCCGCAGCCGTAGCAGATCGCCAGATCGTCGGCGTTCATCTCGTGCTCCGGTTCCGCGATCCCCGACCTGCAGGTCGGGCAATGATGATGCGGGTCCGGCGTCTCGTCCGGCGGCGGCGGTTTGTCGCTCGGACTCGCGACGCCCATCTCGATGTCGGCGTCGAGCGCGAGCGTTAGCGCGATCAGGGCGAGCGCTTTCGCCAGCTTCCGCCGCTTCTGCGGGTCAGCCATCGCGCCGCGATCGAGGCTGTAGCCGCTCCCGCTCGAACCGTTCGCGACGTAAACGAACGCCGCGTCGCCGTCCGCGAACTCGCGAAGCAGCGCGGCAGCGTCCGCGTAGCGCTTGTCGATCGTCGGTCTCTTTTTCGACATGGCTCGAGATTTCCTCTCAGCAAGCGCACTTCGTCGTGAGCTCCATGAACCAGCACTTGTGGTAGGAGCCGAGATCGTCGTCGTCCGAGACCGCGATGCCGGCCGGGACGACGAAAACGTCGACGCCGCCTTCGAAGCCGCTGAACCGCCCGTCGTGCTCTCGAACGATCACGCGCGCACCCTTCGGGGCCCTGTTCCGGATCGCCCGAAGGGTGCAGTAGTTGCAGCTGGTCAGCTCGCTCACGCCGGCGCGCCGATTCCGTTGATGATGCCGCGAGCGAGCGTGCGAGTCTGTTGGATCAGCTCGACCGAGCGAACGAGACCGATCGCGAGAGCGATGTCCTGGAACTGCTGCTCGGCGCTCCTGACCGCCCGCTCCGGGCGCTTCGCCGGTCGCATGGCCCCTACGCTAGCCGGCTCGATCCGGAGCCGCGAACGGACCTGGTAGACGTGCTGCGGCGTGATCCGAAGACCGGCCTTTCTCGCCGCCGCGATGATCGCTTCGACCGGCTCGTTCGGACCGTGTTCCAAAACGAACCGCGTCTTCTCGCCTCTCGGCGTCTTCGTCGTCGTCGTCATTCCCGCTTTCCTCCTCGACTCGGAGCTCCCGGAGAAGGGAACTCTCGAGCCGGTTTAGTATCTCGACTCGTGGATACAAGACTAGAGGAAAGTCCCCCGAGCTCCAAGATTATGCGGCTTTCGGAGCACCGGAACCTACACCGGCTCCTGGCCGATCGGGGACAACTCGACGGCTTCGCCGCCTAGCCGAAGACCTGAACCGCGACGCTGTTTCTCTGCGAGTCGTCGCCGAACAGGTAAGCGTGAAGCCGGCGAGCGACCTCGCGAGCGATCCACCAAGCCATCAGGCGGTCTCCGGTGTGCGCCTCGGGCGTGTAGTCGATCATGTCGACGATCGACTCTTCGAGCTCGCGTTCGACGTTCCGCGACATCAGGTCCGGATACTCGGTCGGCCACATCCAGCGCGCGCCCTCGAACTCGCTCGCCATCGACGCGACGCCGAAGCGTGGGTCGGACTTCTGCGCGCCGGTGTAGTACGGGATGATCGGAACGACCGCGGTGTTGTTCTCGATCGCGAGATCGACCAGGTGCTGCTGGATGCCGTTGTTCTCGACCGCGATGACGCCGCCGTAGCGCTGGCCGGTCGAGACGACGCGATGAATCAGCTCGGTGACGCCCCAGCGGCCGGACTCGCACCAGAGCGGTTGGCGGACGCCGTTCGGATGCAGGAACAGCGTCGCGATGACCGACAGCGCTCCGACGATCCTGGTGCCGCCGATGTCGACGCCGGAGACGACGAGGCAGCCAGGCGGGATCGAGTCGAGCCGCTGGACCGGCGCGATGCCCTGCCCCTTTCGCTTGCAGAGAACGAAGAACGCCGGCTTGAAGATGATGTCGCCCTCGTCGCGCGGCTCGCACATGTAGATCTGAGCGAACTCGAGCGAGCCGCCCTTCTCCTTCTCTCGGATGCGGTGCTCGGGCCAGCGCTCCGGCCAGACCGACACGAGGTTGCCGTCGGCGTCCGGAACGCGAATCGGTCGCTTGACGAGGTGCCAGCCGCGTTCTTTGAACAGCTCGTGGGCGAGGTCGCGCGGGTGCCAAGCGTTCGTAAGGAACGCGACGCGCGCGTTGAGCGCGCAGCGCGACAGAGCGGTCGTGCGCACCCACTGGCTGACCTTCCTGCGCTGCGCCTCGGTCGACGTCGTGTCGAGGTTCAGCAAGTCGTCCATGATCATCAGATCGACGCGCGAACCGAGCACGTTGTTCGAGCCGTAGCCGACGGCCAGGACGGTTAGATCCTTCGAGTAGGTCGGGCGCTGGACCGTGATCGCGACGTCCTGCCAGATGTCGCCCTTCCGAAGATCGGGGAACACGAGATGGAGCTCTTCGCTTTTCTCGATGTACTTCTTGATCGACGTGAGACTTTTCCGCGCGCTCTCCTGCGTGTTGCCGATCAGCATCACGCGCAAGTTAGGATTCCTGCCGAGCTCCCAGAGCACTCGACCGATCGCGAGCTGGTTCGTCTTCCCCGATTCGGGGTGAGCCATCACGACGATCTTCTTGTAGCGATCGAACGCGTCCTGGATCTGCACGTGGAAATCGAGCTGCGAGATCGGCTCGCCGCTGTCGTCGTCACGAAGAACGAACTCGCAGAAGTCGTTCACGTCCTCTCTGCAGAGCTCGATCATGATCGCGCGCGCTTCGAGCCCGCGGACCTCGAGCTCGAGATCCTCGGGAGCGGGCGCCGGTGCCGGGGGAGGCTCAGTTGAGCTCGGGCGTGGTGCGACCGACGGCTCTGGCGAGTCCTGCGTCCGGCTCGAGACGGTGCGGAGGTTCGGGTGCTGCTGGCTGCTCGCTCGGTCGCTCGGGTGGTCGCTCTGCCTGAGCGCTCCGGCTCGGAACCTCATTCTCGCCTCCGCTCTCTCGCCGCCTGCGCGCTCGCTCGAGCGCTCTCACGGTCATGTCGATCCAGCGCTCGGCGTCGTCGGGCGAGAGCTTCGTCGTGTTCGTGTCGAGTCCCTCGCCGATCGGTTGACCCATCGCGAGACGCTCCATCTGGACCGCCATCTTGCCCGCCTCTGTGCCGAGCCGAACGACGACCGACGCGCGCTGGATAAGCTGCATGCCCTCCTTCAGCGAGATGTCGGTGTTGCTCGCCTTCTCGAGCTGCTTCTGCATCCGGGTCGCGAGCTGCTGGGCGCCGCGAAGCACTTGCGCGGAGATCGTGCCGAGCGCCATCACGTTGCGCCGGCTGACCGCGATCAGCGCGCCCTCCTCGGCACGCGTCCGAGCGGAGTCCTCGAGAGCCTTCCGGCGAATCCGGTCGCGCTCGACCATGCCGGCCATCATCTTCCGGTGCTGTCGCGTGTGGACGACGTCGTCAGGCTCGATCGTGTCGACGACCTCGGCGGCGAGATCGCCAGGCTCGTCCTCGACGATGACGGTCGCTCCCGGCACGAGGTCGGCGCGCTTCGCCCGCGCGAGCACCTTGTCGGCGTCCAGGAGCTCCGAGATCGGCGGTCGGCCCTGGAGCTCGTACCCGTGATGCCAAGCCCGGACGACGCGCGCTCGCTTGATGCCGGTCAGCTCCGAGACGCGCGTCGTTTGCCCCGGATGCTCGCGAAACGCGTTGACCATCGAGTCCCACTCGGCTTCCGAGAACTTCTTCGGCTTGCCGGCTGCCGGACTTCGGCGACTTCGTGGTTGGTCGGTCACGCGGTAAGCGTGGACCGGAACCGAGCCGGCGATCAAACGCCGCTGACGCGCCGGACCGCTCGGAGCGACATGCAGCTCGTGCAGGACTGCCCGATCGCGAGCACCTCGCCGCAGGTCGCGTCGGAGCAACGCCGCCGCTCCTCGACCGGCAGCTGAGGTGACGATTCGCGCTTCTTCTTCGGCGCAAGCGCTCGCGCGGCCGCGCGGCAGGCATCGTCGTGGTAGCGCTTGTTGCCGTCGACGGCGCCGTGGAGCTGGAAGACGACCTCGCAGCCGGGACCCTCACACTTCCGCATGACCGGCGGCTTGGGCGCTCGGCGCGGTTTCCGAGGTCGCCCGCCGAGCCGCGACAGAAGCGCGCGCTGCTCGATCGGCTTCATCGCCGCGTGCCGCGCGGCACCGTGCTCGCAGTCGCGGCACCGCGACTCCCGGACGTTCGCGGTACCTGGCGCTCGACCGTCGGCGACCATCCAGCGCATCACGCACGCCTCCGGTCGCATCTTCCCGAGGTTCCGCTCGCACGTGATCAAGCGCAGGCAGGCACGCTCGGCGAGCTCGGCGATCGTCGGAGTCATGGCGACGACTCCGCTCTCCGCTGCTCGTGCGACCCGGAGCGATCGAGCAGCGGCTCATCGATCTTCGGCACTAGCTCCAGCATGTATCCGCCGTCCTCGCGCGGCGTGCTTCGCAGGATCAACCTATCCGTGGTGACTCGAACGATCGACTCGCGCGTGATCTCGACCGTGCCGCCGGCGGCGTCGAGCAGCGCGAATAGAACTCGCTTCAAGTTCTGCCCCTCGACCGCGATCGCGCCGGCAACTGACGCCGGCACGACGCTCGACTGCCTGCCGCGTCGCTTGGCCGTGAGCCGCTGCTCCTTCGCTCGAAGCCGCTTCGCGCGGCGGTTGCTAGCCTTCTGTTGCTGCTGCTGCTGCTCGTTCTTCATCAGATCTCCTCTCCACCGATAACCCTCGTCCCTCGAGCTCGCTCAAGGTCGACTCTCTGTCGGGCGAGAGCCGCCCGAACACGACCGCTCGGCTCGCGCTCTCGAGCAAGACCAGGTCGCGCTGGCGACGCGCCTCGACTGCTTTCCTGCCGGCGTTCGACGGTAGTCGATGAACGACGGCGACCAGCGACGAGCAGCGGCACTCGCGCAGCGCGGCGACGTGCACATCGAACGGATCGTCGTCGAGCAACACGACCGTTCCGGCAGCTAGCAGCTTGATGAAGCGCCTGACCGCCGAGTGGTTCGTGTACTCGAGACCTCCGAGCACCGCGATGCGCTCGCCGGTCATCGGGTCACGCGAGCGGCGCTGCCGTTCTTCTCTCGAACCGCGAGCTTCGGCTTCCGCGTCAGCAGGCGTTTCGTCAAACCGGCGACGTTCGAGATCAGCTTGTCGTTCTCGGATTTCAGGAACGACTCGCGCTTCGCAAGCGCCTCGTACTCGTCGATCGCCGCGGTGCAAACGCGCTGCTGGATCCAGCTCATGTTCGTAAAGTGCTCCTTCAGCACCTGGTGGTAGTGGCCTGGCGGCTGCTGCGTTAGCTTCTTCTCCGGCGTGGTCATCGTGTCTCTCCCTGGCTTGCTCGATAACGAGCGATCTCGAGGTTCGTTTCATCCATCTCTGCGCCGAGCGCTCTTCGCCCTTCGGCGACCGCGGCGATCAGCGTCGAAGCGCTGCCGGCGCACGGGTCAACGACGAGATCGCCGGGTCGGCTGTAGTCGCGCACGAGCGAGCGCATCAGCCACTGGCTCTTCAGGCCGACCGGAGCTCTCGCGATTCCGGGAACGCGGATGCGCTCGCGCGTCCCCTTGGGTGCAATGTAAGCGCCTTGCAGCGTTCCCCAGTTCGACATCTCACGCGTGCGTGGTCGCGCGACGACGATCCAACATGTCCACGAGGACGGGCCGTCACCGCGCATCCGAACGCGAGAGCCGACGTCGACGAACGGGACCGGAGCGAAAACGTACCGACCCGCGTCGCGGAACGCCTGCTTCCAAACCGGTGCCAGAACGTCGTCGCAGAACGCGACGAACCACCCGCTCGTTCGCGGCGAGAGCGTCGAGACGAGCTCGTTGACCTCGCGCTCGGTCCAGTACGCATATCCGATCTTTCGACGAAAGCCGCCGTCGCTCGCAAGCTCGGCGTTGTTGTGTCCTCGGTGCGTCGTCTCGCTGTATGGCGGATCGGTGATCACGGCATCAGGGCAAACGTCGTCGCCTAACACGTCCTGCCAGCGTCCCGGTCGTAGATCCAACGGCGGCGATCGCACGTCGTCGCTGAGCCGCTTGTTGACTCTCACCCTCATAAAGACCGACCTCCAGCTTCTCGTCGACCACCTGGCGCTGCATCGCCGAGCCGCCGCCTAGCACTTTGCAGAGCCCGACGAGCGCGCACGCATACCCGTCGTTCAGGTTGTCGTCGTCGTCGTCGTAGCCGTAGCGCCACAGCAGGCGCTTCATCACCACGTTCTTCTCGCTGTTGCCCTTCTCGGTCACGAACTGCTTCAGGTTCGCTGGCGGCAGGTCGGCGATGAACTCGATCCCGCAGGCGATGCTGACCTGCCAGACCCGGAGCTTGATGATCCCGTGGACGTGACCGAGCGAGTGCGCGACGTGCGAGTTGAAACCGGGCCCCTCGAAGATCGCCGCTTGCGGTCGGACGCCCAGGATGTGAACGACCTTGTCGAGAAACCTGCCGGTCTCGCGCTCGATCATCTCGAGACGCGCCATCCCGCGTAGCTTCTTCGTCTGGATCGAGACCTGCGCGACGATCTCCGGACCGCGTCCGATCGGGAAGTCGAACGTCGACGCTCGGAGCGCGACGATCCCGGTGTTCTCGAGCGAGAGATCGAAACCGATCGCGGCCACGAGGTCGCTCACGCAGCCTCCAGGCGGAACGTCGAGGCACCGTCCGCGCGCTCGATGACCAGCTTGCTCGGCAGCGAGTCGAGCAGCGCTTGATCGTGGCTGACGACGAACGCCTGCTCGAGACCGACAGAACCAAGCATTCCGGAGAAGACGCGCGCGAGCGCTTCGCGAAGCTCCGAATCGAGCGGACCGAACGGCTCGTCGATCGTCGCCCACGCGATGCTCGCACCGCGTACCTCGCGCAACATCGCCGCCGCGGCGAGCCGCAGTGCCGACGCGACGAGCACCTTGGCGCCGCCGCTCTTCGCCTTCACGTCCTCGATCTCGCCGGAGCCATCGTCGACCATGATCTCCAGCTCGTCGCTCATCTTCTGCCCTCGCTCCGCTCCGCAGTGCGGACACTTCTTGTCGCGCTGTCCGACGTAGATGTGCCCGCACTCGATGCAGGTCGGCGTTCGGTCCTTCGTCGCTCGCTCCCAAGCGAACTCGAGCGATAGTCCGCTGTCGACGAGCAGCTCGTTCGCCGAGCTCTCGAGCGTCTCGATGTGAGCGCGCGCAATGCGTGCCGGAACGCCGGTCGGTCCGAGAGCTCGCACCATGAGCGCGGAGATCCTGACCTCGCGCTCCGCCGCGACCAGCTCGAGATCGAGTCGAGCGAGCTCGGCGCTCGTTCGCTTGCTCGCGTCGAGCACCGCGAGCACCTTCGCCTGCTCTCGAACGTGCTGCTCGATCTCGACCGCGATCTCGCTCTTGCGCTCTCGAAGCCGAACGAGTGCGACGCGCGCAGCCTCGACGTCAGCGATCGACCGGTCGCCGACGAGAGCGCGAAGCTCTTTTCCGCGTTCCATCGCCGCGTTGTAGGAGCCGGCGACCTGGTCGAGCGTGCGTAGTCGCGAGCGCAATCGCTCGACGACGCCCTCGGCGGCTCGTTTCGCAGCGGTCGCTCTCTCGCGCTCGCTCATCGCGGCCGCGCGCAGCGTTGCCGAGCTCGCAACCTCTGCCTGAACCTCGTCGGCGACCGGGCAGCTCTTGCACGTGATCGGGCAGAGCCCGTCGAACTCTCGCGACCGGATTCGCAGGATCTCAGCGTCGCGCTTCGTCGCAGCGTCGAGCGCGCTCGCTGCCGCGCCCAGCGCGTCGGACGCTTGGTCGAACTCGCGTTGCACCGGCGCGCGGCTCAAGAGCTGCGGCCGCAGCTCGGCGATCGTCGCTCGGAGACGCGCCAACTCCTGTAGCTGGCGTTCGAGCTCGTCGACGGCGTCGCTACCAGCGAGCTCGCGATCGATCTCGGCGGCACGCGCTCGGAGCTTGCGTAGCGCGTCGTCGAGATCGTCCGCGATCTGCTCACCGCGCATTCTCTCGGTCGTGTCGACGCTGACGTGCGTGGCAGCGAGCGTCGTTCTCGCGGCGCGGAGCTCGCCGAGCCGCTGAAGCGCCTTTCGCGAGCGCTCCGACGCTTTCTTCGCGGCGTGCGTCCAGCGTTCGAGCCGGAGCCAGGTCGAGATGATCTCTCGCCGCATTCCCGCACGCAGGCCCACGATCGACTCGATGTCGTCCTGCCGAAAGCTGACGGTCGCTTCGTAATCTTCGAGCGTGACGCCGAGCCGCTCGACCAGCAGCTGCTGCGCTGCCGAACCGCGGCGGCTCTCGCCGTCGACCGTGATCGTGAACACCGTCGACGATCCGCGCTTCCGGCTCCGGCGAGCGATCACGCCGTCGCCGAGATCGAGCTCGACGATGCACTCGTCGCAGCTGTTGTTGATGACGCCGTCGTCGAGCCGCTTGCGGTGAGAGCCGAACAAGCACCAGGTCACGGCCTCGATCAGCGAAGTCTTCCCTGCCCAGTTCGATCGGCGCGGGTTGCTGCGATATGTCGCGACGACGGCGATCGGGCCTGCCGGCAGCGCGACGTCGTGCTCGGACGCGAACGGCATCCAGCCGGACAACTTGATTCGCTCGATTCGGGCCATTCTCGTCAGCAAGCTCCGGTTTGTGAGAGGCAATCGCTCGCCGGATCCTCCGATGGGATCCGACGAGCTCTGCCACCTTGCGGCGTGTTGTCTCGCTCAGTCGTCGCTCTCGTCGCTCTCTTCGTCGTCCTCCGTGTCTTCGTCTTCGTCCTCCGCCTCGTCGTTGTCGGGCGGCGGAGGGGGTGTCTCCTCCGGTTCGTCGGGCCCACCAGCGTGCTGTCGCATCCGCATCCGTTTTCCTCCTGTGCTCGCTCTTGTCAGAACCTGAGCTCGTCGACTATCCGCAGACAGCCCTCTCGAGCCTCGGCAGCTTCCGCGCTCGGCGCGGCGCCGAACCACGCGCGAATCTCGTCGCGCGCGTCGACGTTCTGCGACCGCGATCGCCGCGGTCTCGCTTCGTCATCAGGCAACATCACCGGCGACGTGACGACCGCGACCGCGCCTCGATCTCGAAGCAGCTGCTTAGCGGCAGACGCATCGAACGCTTCACGCTCGGACCGACGCAGCTTCGGAGCGAGCCTGACGAACGCTCCATCGACGCATCGACCGTCGTCGCTCTCGAGTTTGATCACCGGCGACGAGGGCAGCACGACGAACCGAACGCTCGATGTCGGTGCTCGCTTCGTCTCGTCGCTTTTCCGCACGCGTTGTCGCATCTCTCATACCTCCGCGATCACGTAACCCTTGCCGTCCGACGGATCGTCGGTCGTGAAGCTGAGCGGCGAACCTGGGATCACGATCTGAAGCCCGCCGACATCGACGACCTGCGGTCGGTGATAGTGCCCGTTGACGACGAGCGTCGGTTCGAGCGCGCGGATGCGCTCGATCGGCAGGTCGAGATCGCGACCGCGAGACATCTCGACGCTCTCGCTTCCGATCACGGCGCCGGCAACGGTCATGTGACCGACAACCACGATCCGGTGCCCGCGCCTGCGCAGCGTCGCGGCGGTTTCGAAAGCGATGTCGGTCAGCGCTGCGGGTCCGACCATGCCCGGAGTGTTCCGCTCCGCGTCCGCCCAAGCGCGAGAGATGTACGGCAACAACAGAAACGAAACACCTTCGGAGCTCGACTCGTTCTCGTGGAGCGAGAAGACCGACGGTATCTCAGCGACGTAGCTGCTGCCGTCGCCCGCGTTCGCGGCCGGGCTCAACGTGCTTAGAGGGCGCGCGACCTCGACCACGTCGTGATTGCCGGCGACCGCGACGAGCTTTCCGCGAGTGCTCATCTGCGCGAGACCGCGGAACGCGCAGATCACGTCGACCTCGTACTGCGACTGCATCATCGAGCCGGGATCGAACGCGTCGCCGGAAAAGATCGGAACGTCAACGGCTTCGTCGCACACCGCGCGAGTGATGCGGTCGAGGTACTTCAGCAGCTCGGTGCGGCGCTCGACTCCGAGCGTGATCGCATCGTCGTGCCAGTCGCTGGTGAGCAGGAGCCGCATCAGCCGAGCTTCTTCAGGTGAGCCAGAACGCGCCGAGTCTCCGTGACGATCAGGTCTCGATCGATGCCCTCTTCTTCGACTAGTTCGTCTACCCAGGCAGAGCCGTTCGCGTACACGTCGTGGTCGAGCGTCGTCGCCATCACCTGGTAGATCCGCGCTCGAACGTGTCGTTTCTGCCAGACCTTGCTTTGCCGTGTTCGAGCATCACGTATGAACTCTCGCATTCAGCGACCCTCCGCCTTGTCGATGGTTGCGTGAACGTCGTCGAGCAGCTCGGCGAGCGCCTGCGGATCCTTCGAGAGCGCGGTCACGGCGCGGTTCTCGCCCTGCCACTTGCGACGGCGCCAGACGACCCACGAGCCGCCCTGTACGACGCCGAGGTTCTTCGCGACGTAAAGCGCGTCGCGCGCTGTGTCGAAACCAGGCGGCGAGTAGCGCCCGTTCGAGAGATGAAAGACGCAGTCGGAGTGCCGACCGTCCATGTGCCCGACCTTGCTCTTGTGTATCCGGACGCGGTGCTGGAAGCCGATGATGTTCTCGTCCTTCCGCTCGCCGTCGTACATCGGCTGCGCTTTGCTAACGCGGATAAGCAGCGAGCTGTCGAACGTCAGCGCCGCGCCGCCCTTGATCTTCACGTCCGGCTTGGTGCCCCACTCCGGCTCCTCTTCGCGCTCCTGTGCGATCAGGGTCAGAGCGCAGCCCGCCGCGCTCAGCAGCGGCACGAGATGGTCGAGCCAGCTCTGGTTGAGCGCTGCTCGAGAGCGCCCCCAGTGACCCTTCGCGAGCTGGTCGGCGCCAGCCTCTTTCTTGAACCGCTTACCGCTCCCGCGAGCAGCCGTCTCGGGCTCGTCGCTCAGCGCCTTCAGCATCTGCTGGAGCTCGCGCTTCGGTACCAGCTTGTTGATCGAGTCGACGACGCAGATCGACTTGAGGTCGGCGTTCAGCGCGCGCTCGCTTCGTGCATGCGCAAGCAGCGAGTCGACCGCGTCGATGGTCTCCTCGTAGGAGTGCGGCCGCATCGCGAGAAAGTTGTCGCGCTGCTCGAGCTCGCCTAGAAGCTCCTGGGCGAACTCGTACCCGGTCGCATGCTCCGCGTCGACGAGCGCGCCGATGTGCCCGCCGTCGACGAACGACTTCAGCAAGCCGAGAACGAACGCGGTTTTCCCACCGTGGGTCGGCCCGTGGACGGTCGTGATCCGTCCGACGGGCAAGCCGCCGCGCCGCACCGCGCGGTTGAAGTCAGGGAAGATCGTGCGAACCGACGTGACGCGATCGAGAGCTTCGCTCGGCTTCGACCAGCCCTTCGGCAACGGCATCGCGCGTTTCGGCGCCGGCGCCGAGCCGTCGCTGATCGGGTTTTCCGACACCTTTGCCTGTCGAGTTCGGACCACTTAGACCTCGCGTCTCAGAAAGGGATCTCGTCGCTCTGCTGCTCGATGCCGCACGACGAGCATTTGTCGTTCGCGACCGGTCCCTGACAGGACCAGCACTCGGTGGCCACGGCCGCCGCCGGTTCTGCCGGCGCCGCTTCGGCAGCTTCTCCGGCGTCGTCGGGATCGACGTCGTACTCGGCACCGCACGCCGGGTTCGGACACTTCGTCGCGCTCACCGGCATCGCGATACCGCAGTCGTCGCACGCGACCTGCTCCTCCTCCGGCTCCGGTGCGGGTTCCGGCTCAGGTTCCGGATCGGGCTTCCGACGTCGCGTTCTACCCGCGACTGCTGGCGAAGCCGGACCCGGCGTGGCGACCGGTGGTGTCGGCCCGGTCGCAGGCGGCGGTCGTTGAGCGCCGTTCGGCCTCGCAGCCTGCGCAGGAGGCGCGGCAGGGGGCGATCGAACGACAGGCCCTGGCTTCGCTACCGCCGAAGATTGAGCGGGCGCCGCGGGGCGCTGAGCGGGCGTCGCTGGCACGCTCGCCGCCGGCCTGGCGGCAGCCGGCCCCGGAGCCGGTCGCGGGACCGGTGGTTTCGCGACGCTCGGAGCAGACGCAGGTGGCGGCGCGGCAGCGCGCGTCGGCGGTCGCGCTTTCGCTCGACCGAGAGCGAGATCGAGTCGAACCGCCGGATCCTCGGAGAATATCTCGTCGAACGGCAGATCGACCTGAGCTGCGTCCTCCATCGCGGCGCGGATCTTGTCTTGATCGCCGTCTCGCGGCGTCGAGAACTCGGTCAGGTCGGGCGGACTGTCCGACGTGATCGCGTCCCACACATCCTGGGTGAGCTCGTGATCGCCCTTCCAAGCTTTGTAGGAGTCCATCGGCGACTTCGCCTTGTCGTCGTACGACCAAACGAACGAGTACGGATGCTTCTGCGGATCGCCGCCGTCTTCGCCGTGCTCCTCCTGCCGCTGCTTGATGACCTCCGCGATGCGTTTGCCGAGCAGCGCGGTCTCGCGTGCGAGAAAAACACCGTCTTTCGGTGCATCGTTGCGCACGACCGCGAAGAGATACTGCTGCTTCGTGTCGAGCGAATGTCCGAAGTTCCGTCCTCGCTTGACGAGTCCGGAGAGCTCACCGCGCGTCCAGGTCTGCACGTCGTTGTTCTTCGGGTTCGTCCACCGGAACACGCCTTGCTCAAGCGAGATGTGCTCGGCTCGGCGAAGCCACTCGCGCAGGAGCAGGAACGCGTCGCGGTCCGGCGGGACTCGCAGCGTGTCGTCATCGTCTTTACGGAAATACTGATTCCGGTGAACTGTCTCCGGATCGGGCGAGACGTAGTGCGGGAACCGGAGGATCGCCTTCTGCTTCCCGCTCTCCTTGTCCTCCACCGTGTCGAGAAAGCAGAAGCTGTGACTCCACACCGCGACCGGATCGACCAGCGTGTGTAGCCAGACGACGATCTTCCCGTCGTCTTTCCACTTGTCGAGAAACGATCCCCCGAACGAGTTCTTACGCGTGTGCTCGACGAAACTGGATATGCCCATCGGTCGTTTCCTCTCTCTTCAGCTGCGAGCCGTGAAGCGATCAGCGATCTTCCGCAGGCTCTGGCAGCGGTCCCACCACGCTTTCTCGAGCCCCTCGATGGAGCGAAACGCTCCGTGCATGTAGCTCTTGCGCGACTCGAGAGACTGCATCTCGTCGGGCCAGGTCGCGATCATCCGGTCCTTGATCTCCTGGACGGTCGGCGCCTTGACGGTTCCGCCGGCCTTCTTCGCGGCCGCCTTCTCGGTCTCGAGCAGCTCGCGCGCGGTCGTGCGCAGCACCTCGAGCCGCTCGTCGATCTCGCGCGAGACGTCCTCGTCGGTCCGCTTGGCGGCGCGCGATAGCCGGACCGCGTCGAACGCGTTCCGCGCTGACACGTCGAGCGCGGAGAGCACCGTGGCGTACTGCGTCGCGGCGCCGCCGAGCGCGAGCTCCTCGGTCAGGCGCTTGTACGTCTTCTCTATGTCGATGTTGAAAACGTCGGTGATTACGTTTCCCCAAGGCGGCGGCATCCGCCGATCTGCCGGCGTCCGTTCTGCGCTCGCCTGCTTCACCGCCGCCGGAGGCTCCGTGTCGGCGGTCGCGCTCAGCGAGTCCGACGTTTGGTCAAACTCGTCCGGTTGCTGCTCGAACAAATCGTCGTCCTCGAACGGGTCATCCGGCAACTCGCCTTGTTCCTGCTCAGCTTCCGAGTCTCCCCGGGGAGACTCAGCTTCTTCGATCGCTGGTGCTGCCGACTTCTTCCGACGTCGCGTCGCCATCTACCAACCTCCTGGGTTGCACTGCCCGCGTTGATCTCTATTCGCCGAGCGACCGAAACGGTGTCGCGCGCTACTGCTGCTGCTGCGTCTCGAAGAGCGGCAGACCGTCGACGCCGCGGTTCGCGCCGATCGCTTCGGTCTTCAGGCGCAGCTTCTTTTGCGCAGACGTCTCGACCCACGTCACGGTCGGAAACGCGGCTTCGAGCACGCGTGAACACGGCGGGTAGATGCGAGAGCTCCAGTAATAGTCGCGATCGATGCTCTCAAGCGCTCCAGCGTCGTGCGCCGGCACCGCTTCGAGGCGCTCGCCGTTGCTCGCCACGATCAGGTACTCGACGCGCGTTCCGTCTCGGATCTCTTCGCCGCGCTCGGCGAGCACCTTCGCGACGCGAACATGCGCCTGCGGCGCTGCGATCTTCCTGATGGTTCCGCAACGTGGACACGAGTCCGGCGCGTCACCATCTCGATCGGTGCCGCCGTAGTCGAAGCCGCACTTCTTCGATTTCGCGCGACCGGCGCCGCCGCAGGTTCGCGAGGTGTAACGCTCCTTGTACTCGGAGAGCGCGCGAACCGACTGCGACAGCACGATGTCAGCAAGCGCGAGCGGTTCATGCAGGACGCGGTTGCGCCAGCGCTCGACCCAGGCGACCAGATCGTCGACCGGCGGAACGACGGCTCCTTCTCGGTCACCGAGCAGCATCCAGATCAGCTCGCGCTGCATCTCGCGCGCGAGCTTCACGCTGTCGCCGCGCTTGTACTCGAGGCCCTTCACCTCCGGCTTTCGACCGTCGGCGACCGGTTTGCCCTTGTAGACGCTGAACACCCCCGCGTAGCGCTTCGCCGACACGATCACGAGTCGGCGGAACGACTTCTCGAACTCGAGACTGATCAGGCTTCGATCGCAGCCGAGCTGTCTCGTGAGCGCCGGCCACTCGGCATTCAGCTGCCGCACAACCTCAGCGAACGCGGCGGAATCGCCGGAGACGAACACCGAGTCGGTATCGCCGTAGAACGGGTCGAGACCTGCCGTGCGAGCTCGCTCGACGACGTTCGCTTTGATCAACCACGCACCGGTCTGCGTGACCCCCTCGGCAACCTCGCGACAGAAGAACCGCGTGAACGCGCTGCCGACGATGCCGTAGAACGAGTTCGCGACGACCTTGAACGCCTGGCTGAGCCGCTTGTAATGCTCGAACTCGTCGCTCATCGGCTCCGCGTTCTCGGCGCGCTTCGTATATTCCGATCGCTTCGCGACGAGCTGATCGAGCGCGAGCGGGAGCATGCCGCGTCGGTCGAGCCGGAAGCAGGACGCGCGAGCGGTCGGAAGCCGGCAGTGGGCGAAGCTCGCGTTCGCTGGCTGGCTCGCGAGCAGCGTGTCGGGCGACATGTTCCAGGTCCGCATGATCGACGGATACAGGCTCGCGAAGTCCGCGACGTGCACGTTGTCGACGATGCCGAGCCGAGTAGGCTCCATCACGTAGGCGCCCTCGTAAGCCGCCTCGTAGTCGCGCTCGATCTTCGACGGCCAGCGATGCCCGTGCTGCGCGCCGAGCGAGAGCAGGAAACCGTCGCCCTGCTGCGACGCCATCAAGCTCGCAGTGTCCGGGAAGCACCGCGTGATGTGGCTCGCCGCGAGATGCAGAGCGATGTAGCCGGTCTTCGCCTCGATCTCCGGAAGAAGCTTCGCGTCCTTGCGGTTGTACCTGAGCAGCCGAGCGAGCTCGTCGCCGCCGGCCGCCCACGCCTCGTAGGTGCGGCGCGAGTCGAACGGGTCCTTTCCGGTGCCGAGCACGTTGTGCGCAACGTCGTCGAGTTTGAACGAGCTCTTCTCGTCGCCCGACTCGTGGGCGTGCTGGTTATATTTCTTGTAGACCTCGAGATGATCGAGCCAGCACCATCGGTGCCAAAGTGGATGCCGCCCGTTCGGCAGGACGCGGAGCTTCATCGCGCGCGCTTCGAGCACGGGGAAGTCGAAGCCGTCGCCGTTCCAAGCGATCATCACGTCGCTCTCGCGCGCAGCGATCAACAACTCCTCGATCAGGTGCTTTTCGGCCGCGTCGCTCTCGTTCTCGAGATAGCTGTGAAACTCCGCGCCCCGGTGATCGACGAGCGCCCAAGAGAGAATCCGCGACTTGCCCTCTCGAGCTTCGTTGAACGTCTTGCGTGAGTCGGTCTCGAGATCGAACCACGCGAGACGCGGCGTCGCCGAGACCGTCAGCGCCGGGAAGTCGGAGAGCAGGCGACGCAGCGGGTTCACGTCGGCTTCGAGCGGTTGATTGCGCCGGCGCCCGGTGACTCGGTAGTTGCTGTCCGACAGCTCCTTCAGCTGCCAGCAGACGTTCTTCCGAGCATATCGATCGCGGAAGTCGATGCGCGTCTGGTTGCCGACGACCTGGAGACCGCGGACCTCTTTCATCCGCTGGAGATGTCTCCGGTCGTCGTCCTCCAGGTTCTCGACGAACGCGCTCCACTTCGCCGGCAGCGCTCGTATCCGCGTGTCGTCTCCGGACCGCTCGACGACGTAGACGGTGTCGCCATCGGCCCAGCCGCTCACGAGCTCGACGCTCATTGAGCCGCCGCAGCAAGCTCCTCGGCACGCCGGAACTCGGCGCTGAGCCCGATCAGGTCGCGTCCGCTAACGCGAAGACCGATGCGAATGAACACGCCGCCCTCGAGCTCAACCTCGGCATACGCGTCGCCCACGAACTGCGAGACCTTCGCAGCGCTGCCGATCGGCGCGCCCGTCTTGCTCGACTTGAACCGAAGCTCGCGCGGTTTGCCGTCGAGCTTCGTCAGGATCGTCACCTTCGACGAGCTCTTCGGCGCAGTCGGTGCCGGTCGGTTCTTCTCAGGTGCCGGGATGCCGCGGCGCTCTCTCACGTTCTCGTCGATCTCGCGGACGCTGCTGCCGCTCTCGCGTGCCGCGGCGACGACCTGCTCGCGTTCGCCGCTTCCGAGCACTGCGATCGTCCGCAGCTTCCGGTAGCCGAGCTCGTGATAGGTCTCTTTCGTGAACTTCTCGACGAGCGCCATCAACTGATATGCGGTCGAGCGCGAGATCGTGAGCTCGGATGACTCCGCGAACTGCTTGAAGGAGTCGAAGCCGCGCGCTTTGAAAAGCTGCTTGTCGTGGATCTCCTTGCAGACGAGACCCATCTCGTAGCTGGTGTCGACGATGCTGTGCTTGAGGGTGTGGAGCCGAGCGATCGCCGCGTCGAGCTTCGAGCCGAGCGCGGCGACGGCGCCGTCGACGTCTCGCTTCGGTGCGACCTCGGGCAGGCTCGAGATGTTCGAAGCGCCGACGATCGCGGACGGCACAACACCGTCCGGAGCGGTACCGAGGTCGCCGCAGAAAGGACACCAATCCGTGTCCTCGGTGCTGCGCTCTCCGCACTGGTCGCACTGGAGCTGCATGTCCTCCTCGGTTTCCTCGTTGAGCTCGTCCATCTTCATCCGGAGCAGCCCGAGCAGCTCGCGCGTCGCAGCATCGCCGGTGCCTGACGGAATCTTCACCTTGAGAATCTCGGCAGCACGCCGCATCGCGTCGAGATCTGGTGCCTGTCCGTTCGCGAGCACCAACGACGGCAGATCGCCGCCGTCACTCGCTGGTTGCGCAGCCGTCGTCGTCTTTTTCTTCGTACCCATTCGGTCCTCCGGAATCGTTTAGTTTTGAGAGAGTTGAGCGCGTCTCTACGCGAGACGCGCAGCGACGACGATCGCGTTATTGATGGCTCGTCGCGACTTCCGGATCGCTCCGCCGAAAGAGCTGTCGAGATAGACTGCTTGGCGAGCTCGCTCGACGCCGTGGCCGCGAAGCACTCGCGCGATGAAGTCGGCTGACTGCCGATCCGGAATCGAACCGATGACCATCGCGGCGCGGCGCCAATACTCGACTCCGTCGTCGAGCGAGATCGCGGACTCGTCACAGACCGTGTCGTCGCGCTGCCCGTACCGCTGGATATGGCGCATCTCTACTCGGCGCGCTTGGCGAAGCCGAGCAGTCATCTTCAAGAGCCGGAAGCGAACGTACTTGCGCACCCACTGCGGCAGCGTCACGCCGCGCTCAGGATCCCAGGAGTCGACCGCTCGCCAAATCGCTTCGAGCACCTCCTGAGAGACATCGTCGATATCGATCTTGTCGGGGCATCGCCGCACCCAAGGGCCAGCGATCCGCTTCACGATTCCCGTATGCCGGCGAGCGAACTCGGCAAACGTGTCGGGGTTGTCTCGTAGCCGCGTGAGGTCTTGATCGTACTGGGTACCCGCAACCATTCCCGTCACCTTTCCTCGCGATCGCTTAGCGCGATGTCGCGACACGAACCGTGATCTCGGACTTCGAGCCCGGAGCCGTCGAGGAACTTCGACGGACCGAGCGAGACTATCCGCGCTCCCACAGGCGCTCGGCAAACACACGAGAAGTGGAGTTCATCTCGCGCGCGCGTCGCGCCCACGTAAAACAAGCGAAGCTCCTCGGAGTCGTCCTCCGCGCGAGCGTGGGGCAGTATCTTCTCGTTGGTGCCGATCATGTAGACGACCGGCCATTCGAGACCTTTGCTCCGATGCAGGCTCGTCAAAACGACGCAGTCGGCGCCCTCGCCGTGCTGCTGTACCTCGACCGCTTTCTGGAGCGTGTCCTCGATGTACGTGAGCAGCTCGTCGACCGTCGGAAACCGCTCGGCGGCGCGTACCAGCTCGCGGACGTTCGACACTCGATTGTTTTCAGGGCTCTCGGTGCCCTCGTCGCGCGTCAGCCACTGCACGTAGCCGACCTGGGCGATCAGGCGCTCCAGCATGATCGCCGGTCGCCCGTTCATCTTCTCCTGCTCGGTCGCGGTCTCGCCGGCAGCGCTAACGATCGTCGCGGCCATGCTCTCCATCAGCGAGCACCAGGCGAGCGCCGCAGTCTTCTGCCTGCTCTGGAGACGCGCTCGCTCGACGTGCTCTCGAACGATGTCGGTCCAAGGCAACGTCTCCGGCGCCGAACGGCCGGCCTCTTCAAGTCCATCGAGAAACGCCCGTCCGAGAAACCGAAACGGTGTGTTGATCGCTCGCTTGACGGCGTTGAAGTTCGCACGTCCTTGCGCGATCCGGAGATACGCCAGCAGGTGCTTGACCTCGGCTCGGTCGTAGAAGTTCGTTCCCCCGATCACGAAATACGGAACGCGAGCAGAGAGCAGCGCCTCTTCGACGCCGCGAGACTGGGCGTGCGTCCGGTAAAGCACGGCGCAGTCCTTCCAGGGCCGACCGTCGGCATGAAGTTCGACGATCGACTTGACGACCCCCTCGCCTTCTTCGTCGAACGACGCGAACCGCGACGCCGTGACGACTCCGTCGAGATCTCGCTCGGCGTCGATCGTCACGCCGAGATGCGTGTTCGGCGGCATCGCGCGAAGCGCTCCGTTCGCGACCTCGATGATCCGTCGACCGCTGCGGTAGTTTCGCGTCATCCGGACGACCGTCGCCTCCCAGGTCTGGGCGAAGTTCAACATCCCGGTCGGGTCCGAGCCGCGGAACCCGTAAATGCTCTGTGCCGGATCGCCGACGATCATGTAGTTGCGGTGATCGCGCGCCAGCATCTGCGCTATCGAGCGCTGAACGACGTTCTCGTCCTGCGACTCGTCCTGCAGAACGTGATCCCAGCGCGCCGCCCAGCGCTCACGAACCTCCTCGTTGCAGAGCAGGATCCAAGCTTCGACCAACATGTCGTCGAACGTCAGGAGCCTTCGGTCGCGACGAAGTTCCTCCGCACTCGTGTACGCGGCGAGCAACAATCGCGGATCTCGCGGTTGCGGCATCGCGCGAGCGAGCTCCAGCGCTCGCTCGCTGTCGGGTAGCGCCGCGTTGGCTTTGCATATGCTGATGTACCGCAGCACCGCGGTCAGGTCGGCGGTCGCCCAGTTCATGTGCCGGTAGCCGAGGATCTCCTTCACCACCGCGCGATAGCGGTTCGTGTCGTCGACCTGCCAGCTCTCGAACTCGTCCGCGCCCCACTCCTCGCGAACGATCTGGAGACCTACCGAGTGGAACGTGCCGACGCGCGCGTAGTGGACTCCGAGCGCCATCAGTCGGTCGTTCATCTCTTTCGCGGCTTTCGCCGAGAACGTGACCGCGAGGATGCGTGCTTCGTCGACGCCGCGTCGGACAAGCTCGGCGATTCGATGGACTATCGCCCGTGTTTTGCCGCACCCGGCGACCGCCGCGACGAGCAGCGGACCCAACAGATGCGTTACGACCGCGAGCTGCTCGGCGTTCAGTCCGAGGTGACGAGGATCGACTTCGGCACTTCCACAACTCCGTTGTTCCATGCGCCGTTACCTGACCGAGCCGAGTCGGCTCTATTTTGTTCGGGCCAGTGGCCCTGACTCTCCGGCGTCCGCGCGCGCTCGACCGGCGAGAGTTGGCGATCGTACTTCATCCCATTCCGTGAGAGATCGTTTTCCGACCGCGGCGGACGCCGATTTTTTCAGAACGTGACCGTCGACCTCGGTGTGCGACGCGCTCGCACAAGGTGACGTGTCCGAGCGAACGAGCCTGCGTTCGTCGACTATTTCAGCGAATCGCCTGATTGCCTGACTCGTAGGCGAACCGGGCGCTCACGGGACAGCGACTTACACCTAGGTCACGCGACGCGTACGTGCGCGAATCCACCGGTCGCGATGTTGACAGCGCGACGAAGTCGTTTCGGGTCGCAGTCGTCGGGCGACGCTTCGAGCTCGACGCGCTCGACCCAGCAGCGACGACCGAGAAGCGCTGCGAGCTTGCGTGCTGCCTTTTCGCCCGCTGCATCGGGATCCGTGGCGACGAGCACGACCGGCCACTGCTCGAGCACCGACACCTTCTGCGCGGTCGTCTCGGAGCCGAGCAGCGCGCACGGGTTCGGCGCTCCGATTCGTTCGAGCGCGAGTGCCGAGAAGACGCCCTCGGCGACGGTGATCGCGCCGCGGCTTCGATCGAAGCCTGGCTCGCCCCAGACCGCGACGTCGGGTCGCGCTCCGCTCTCGTTCCGCGTCGGCATGTCGTAGCGCTTCGAGCCGTCGTCAAAGATGGCGCGCGCCGCGAACGCGACGAGCTTTCCCCGCGTGTGGACCGGCACGACGACTCGCCAAGCGAGCGGGCCACGCTTCGCGTAGCCGATGCCCCAACGCAGGATCTGCTCAGCAGTGACGCCGCGTTCGAGCAGGTAGCGCAGCGCCGGCTGATACCAATCCTCGATCGTCGCCGGCACGACGACCCCTGGCGGCAGCTCGTAGACCTTCCTGCGCCGTCGGATCTTCACCACAATCTCTGGAACGCCCTCCTGGGTCGGCGTGCGGCCGCTTAGGAGCGCGCGAACGAACGCGGCCGCCTCGTCGATGCCGAGCTTCCGGACCGACGCGACGAGCTCCCAAGGGCCGCCGGAGAGTCCGCAGCTTCGGCAACTATGCGACCCGTGCCACTTCTCGCCCGGATCGTCGCGGATGAACCACGACGGGTGTTTGTCGTCGTGGTCCGGCGCCGGGCATCGCGCATGCCATTTCGTTCCGCGGCGTTCGGCCGCGATGCCGAGCTCTCGGAGAAGATCCTCGATCGCGACCGGCTCGAACCCGCTCATTTGGAAGAGATGCAGTCGCCGTCGGTGTTGTACAAGTCGAACGCGTACGCGCACGTCGGTGCGAGCGAGCAGGCGTCGCACGTGAAGCCGGCTTCGATGTTGAAAAGATCCGGCTGCTCGCGGTTCGCGTCGCGCATCTGGCGGACGTGCCGAGCGCGCTCTCGCCGCAGCTGCTCGGGCGATACCTCCATCCGCGTGCTCATGCGATCGCGGCTTCGCCGACCGCGAGATGAAGCAGCCGTTCGAGCTCGCGCTCCGCGAGCGCTTCCTCCTCGTCGAACACTTCCGCGATGTCGTCCCGCAGCTCGCAGCTCGCGCTACGCGTCGCCTTCATTCGCAGCCGCGCGAGCACGTTCCGCAGCCGCCGCGTTGCGTCGTGCGCGTCGATGACCGTGTTCCCTCTCACTGGTCCCTCCTGCCGATTTTGCTCTTGCGCGCCGGCTTCGTCTTGATGGCCGATATCTCGGTCACCTCGCCGAGCTCACCGGCACTCTCCAATCCTGGATCGTAAGCAACCTCGACCCCACCGGCGATTTTGCAAGTCGCACCGTTCCAGTCGAACTGGATCGCCCAGTTCAGGTCGCCTTTTCGCTGCTTCAAGCAGATCGCCTCGAGCGAGTCGTCCGGGACCGCCTTGAACTGAGCCGGCCGATGTACGCCGAAGATGAGATCCGGCACCTCGGTGTACGCGCCGGTTCCCTTGATCGACTCGCGCGTCGGTCGCTTGTCGCTTCGCTTCTCAACGTCCTTCGACTTGAGCTGCTGGACCACGATCGCGTGGAATCCGTACTCGACCGCCATCTGCTGCTGTCGATAGAGCGCAAGCGCGACCGCGTCCGGCGAGAGGTCGCACAAGCAGCGCTCCCAGAGGTCCATGATGACCTCGTCGCAGCCCGCCTCGGCGACGTACCCCTCGAGTATGTCGAGGTTCCTGTCGTTCGAGCGCTTCCCGCTCGCGACGCGAGCAAAGAAGGCGTTGTCCATGAACCGGATCCGATGGTTGATCCAGTCGGTCGCTCTGTCGGCGCGAACGAGCTCCTCGTCGGTGATCAACCCCTGAACGAGCGACCGCAGGTTCAAGCCGGTCATCGCGCAGACCATCACGTCGAGCGTCGAGCGCGCGGGCATCTCCCAGACGCACATCAGGACCCGCCTGCCGCGCTTCGCGAGCTCGAGAGCGAGCGTCGCGACCCACGTCGACTTCCCGGAGCCTGGCAGCCCGGTGACGACCGCGAGCCGTCGCGGCATGAAGCCCTCGGAGAGCTTCACGTCCATCGAGGCGAAGCCGCTGCTCCAGAAGTTGCCGTGCTGCCGGCGGTCGCGCAGGTCGGCCTTGTAGGCTCGTGCGAGCTCCTCCGGGCGATGGATGTGTCGTCGTCCGCCTCCGCCCTCGAGCGCCTTCAGGACGCCGCGAGCGGCCCCCACGGCTTCGTCGACGCCTGTCTTCGAGCTCTCGAGCTCCTTCACGAGCGCCGGCAGCGCTTCCTTCAAGACGCGGGCGCGCGTCGCGTCCCAGCGCATGGTCGCGATGTGCCAGTCGAGGTTCGCCGGCAGCGCTGCGCCCTCTTCGAGCTCGGCGAGATACTCGTCATCGAGATGCGCGCCCTCGACGACCATCAGCTGGCGGATCGTCTCCGGCGAGTAGTCGAGCGCGCGGTCGGTCAGCGCGCGCATCGCTCGCCAGAGCGCGGAGTGCTGCGTGACCAGAAACTCCGAGTCGCTGAGCGTGTGGACGAGCGCTTTGCGCTTCGCCGGATCCGCCATCGCGGCGCGGATCACGATCTGCTCGTTGCCGACGTCGAACGTGATCTCTTTGCCCATCAGCGCACCGGTCCCTTCCGCTGATCGACGCGCCAGTCGGTCACCATGCTCGCCGAGAACTGGAGCCTCCACGACATCCTGTTCCGGTCGATGCCGTTGCGGCGCGCCCAAGTGTCCTTTCGCTTCTCGCGCTCCCAGCACCACTTCACGAACACTGCCGACGACGCGAAGTCGTCGGCGAAGTGCGCGTGCGTGATCGCTTTCGCGAGCTTCGCCGCGGCGTGAAACGTCGGAAGCTCCTGGAGCTCGTCCGGAACGATGCCGTAGATCAGCCGATGGCAGAGCGCGTATAGACCGACGAGCGTCGCGCCCTTCGCATCGTCCCAGTCGCCGCTCTTCGCGCGATGCGTCGCGTCATCGATGGCGACCTCGAGCGGCGTCAGCTGCTTCCTGCCGCCGCGACGAACGCGCGGCCGCCCCGCGGTCCGCTCTTTTGGCGGATCCGGCGGAGCCGCGTTCTTGACGAATGCCGCGATGCTCATCGAGCGCGAACTCTCTCTAGCTCCGCCTGCGCCTCGGCGACCTTCGCTTTGCCGTCGAGCAGCGCGCGCCGCGTCAGGAACGCGTAGATTTTCTCGTATTGGTCCTCGACCGACTCGCCGTCGACGAGATGCCGCGAGTAGGTCAGACCGCCGATCTTCACGTTCGCGTACGAGGCGATCGGGATCGTCATCTCCGGGAACGCGACGACGAGCACGTCGCCCTGGCGTGCGAGCAACGGTGCTTCGGGTTTCTTCGATAGACGGTCGCTCATTCGGGTTCTCCTTGCGCGTCGACCGGCACCCAAGCAGCGGTGTCAGAGTCGAGCATCTCGACGTTGCCGTCGTTCCAATCGTGGAGGTTTCTCACCGCGTACGGGAACACCTCGCGGTCCCAGAGATAGTAGAGATGTCCGATCGACTTCCCCTTCGACGGCCGACAGAGCCGACCGCGAACCTGGTTGAAGTTCTGCCGGTTGTTACCGAGCGGCGTCGCGACGATGCCGGCGCGAACGTTCGGGATGTCGATGCCGGTGCCGATCGCGTTGAACGTCCCGACCGCTACTGGGAGCCGACCCTTCTCGAGCAGCTCGCGCGACTCCTCGAACGCAGCGGCTGACTCTTTCGAGCCCATCATCAAACCGCACGCGATGCCGTCCGCCGCGAGAAGCTCCGTCGAGAGTCGGTGCCCGTGCTCGCGACGGTGCGTGAAGACGAGCGCCGGTATGTCCTGCTTCTCGCGCACCATCACGAGCACGACGTGGCGGATCAGCGCGTTGCGATCCGAGTCGGTCGTCATCTCGTCGATCAGGCGCTTGAAGTCGCGCTCCTCCGGCGGAGCGTTCCGGTACCAGTCCGCGCGGAACCTCGTCGGCACGAGCCGGACGACGACCGGGCACGTGTAGCCGAGCTCCTCGACCTCGGAGCGCGTGATCTCGTAGATGACCTCGCCGAACAGGTCGTAAATCAGGAACTCTTTCTTGTCCTTCCGCGTCTCGTCGGCGGAAAAGCCGAAACGATAGCGCGCGGGGAACGCGTCGATCGTCTGGCTGACCGTTCGCGCGGCCGCGAGATGCACCTCGTCGACCGCGACGACGCCGAACTGCCGCGCGAACTCCGCGAGCGGAAAGCTCTTCGTCCAGAGCGTCTGCTGGAGTGCGAGCGTCAGGCAGGTGCCGATCGCGTGCTTTCTTCCGCCGCGGACGACGCCGATCTGCGGAGTCTCCATCCCGAGATGCTTCCGCGCCTTCTTCACCCACTGCTCGAGCAGCTGGCGGTCGCGGACGATGACGAGCGTGCGTTGCCGGATCTTGCTGAAGACCGAGAGCGCGACGTGCGTCTTTCCGGATCCGGTCGGCGAGCGAACGATGCCTTGCTCGCGCTCGCGGCACGCCGTCTCGGTCTCGACCTGATAGCGCCGCTCGCTGACGGTGTCGGTCGCGCTTCCGGGATCCGCGACGAACGCCGGCCAGTCGCTCTCGATCGAGACTCGCTGATCGTGAAGGATCAACCGGTCGCCGACCTCGGCAGCGATCGCGCGAAGCTTCGACATCACGCCGCGCGGAACCGCGAGCACGGGGCCTGCCTGTCGCCAGGTCACGAGCTTCGACGGTGTGCCGCCGGTCCACATGCCCATCGCCTTCTTCTTGAAAAACTCCGGATTCGAATGCGTCGTCGCCTTCTTGAGCGCATCGAACAACTCGGCGGAGCCGCCGGTGATCTCGAGCACGTTGTTCACCGCGACATGAGCGTCCATCTCGCGAGATCCAGTTACGCGAGAGAACGTTCGGCGACCGACCGGTCGATCGCGCCGAGCACGGCCGGCAGGCTCCGGTAACGAACGATGCGGTCGATCAACGTGTAGCCGCGGTTGTAGGGCCGATCGATCAGCATCGCGACGCCGTGCGGATGCGCGTGCGTCCAAGCGACGGCGTTCGCGATCGTGTCCTCGATCAAGTAGTCGCCCGCGATCCAGTCCTTGTGGCGCGTGCTGATCACGGTCCGGAGATCGAACGTCTCGGCGAGCCAGTTCTCGCGCTCGTGTGCCCAGGTCTCGGAGCCGGGCATCGCTGTTGTGACGACCGCGACGTCGTGCCTGCGCTGCAGCTCGCGAACGAACTCGACCGCGCCCGGATACGGACGAAGCCGCGTGCAGAAGCCGCGCTGCCGGAGCCGGTCGAGAAACGTCTCGCGGTGCTCGCTCGGAAGCAGGTTCTCCATCCGCGCGTCGACGATGCCGTCGGCGGTCAGGCCGGCGACGCCGAGCTCGGTGACGATCTCGAGCGCGCTCGAGATGAAGTCTCCGACGACGCCGTCGATGTCGAGCAGCACGCGAGGACGGCGAGCGCTCATCGATTGCCCGCGAGCTGAGCAGCCGCCGCTCTCTCGGAGTTGTCTGTCGTGTTCACGCCGTCGCTCGGGCTCGGTTCGCCGAAGGTACCGACGCCGTCGAGCTTTGGACCGACGACTCGGCCGACGATGTGATCGCTCATCGGCCCGGTGACGATCACGCGCGGCACCGGCTCCGGTTCGACGAGCTCGAGGTATCGCCGAAGCTTCTCGAACGACCGCTCGTCGAGCGGCTTCGATAGCGTCAGCTCAACCCAGTGGTCCGGTCCGAGCTGCCAGCGATGCGTCTCGGTGGTCGAGTCTCCCCGGGGAGACTCGGTCGTTCGTTGCGGGTCGATCATGCTGTTCCTCCGCTAGATCCGGTTCCGCGAGAGGTTCGTTCGGCGCCGTCGGACACGTTTCGATCTCTTCGCGGTATTCGCGCGCCCGCGCGCCCGCGCGCCCGCGGCTTTCTTTAGTAACGATCGAAAGGATCGAAAGCAGATCGTTATCTCTATGTTGATCTAAACAAACCGGCAGACGTGTCGGCTTCCTCTTCTGGAGAGGACTGCGTCCTCTCCTACCGAACCGGACGGTGATCGTCGGTCGAACACATCTACAGCGACGCTGACGCGTCGCGTCCGGCGCGACCAAGCTCGCGCCGCGCGGATATGTCTGGTTGACCTACCGGAACCGCCGGCGGGAACCTCCGGGTGAGAGATGTTCATGCCTAGACGACGAAGACTTCGATGCAGCTGCGGAAACGCTCGTTGCGCTAGCTGCTACCGCCGAGCCGCCTGCGCTAGCTGCGGCGTCACGCAACTCTTCGGCGATCATCGCTGCGTCGCGATCTACGAGGTCAGGATCCCCGGCTTGATGAGCCGTCCGCGTCGCGTCCGCGCCGGAAGCCTAGGCGAAGCTGCCGTCCGTCTCGCCGACGATCTCGATCGAACCGGCAACCATCTGATCGAGTCCGGCTCCGAGCTCGAGGCTCACGTCAGGAAGTCCGGCGACGTTCGCTGGTCGACGGTCACGCTGACCGCCGTCGACGTAACGACCTACCACCCGACGATCGTCACGTCGTGAGATCCCGGTCTCCCCGGGGAGACCGGACACGTAAGACGTCACCCGCCCGAGCACACCCCGATTGCCGCTCCTGACCGCCTCGATAAGCGACCTTAGCGATCGGGTCGCTAGGGTAGCCTAGGTGTCCGCTCGGACGCCCTTACGCGGCGTCTCCACCCCGATGGCGACGTGCGGGATACCGCTAGCGGGGTCACCGCGCATCGAGCACCCGAGCGGACGCGCGCGAGCGTAGCCGGACGAGCAGCTCAGGCGCGAAGGTTCGGTTGAAAGCTTCGACGCGTGACGTCCCGATCGCTGTCGATCATGCCGTCGAGCGCGTACGCCGCCCGCTCGTGAACCGAGTCGTGATGTGCATGTCCGCCGCGAAGCCAAGCGACGATCGCCGCGCCGACCACCGACGCGAAACCGCTCGCTGACCAGAGCGCGAGCGCTGCCGGCCAGCTGACAAACGCCACCGGGATCGCGACGAGCAGCGCGGAGAGACCGACCGCCTCGGCCTGGTCGACGTGCACTCGCTGGTGCGTCCAGGCTCGCTGCGTTGCTCGCGCCGGAGCGAAGAGCACCGCGTGCCCGACGGTCAGCGCGATCCGGTTCCGGAACCAGGAGCGCGCCGGCCAGCTGTCGCGCAGGAGCTCGCCGGTAAGCACGCCGCTCCGGAACGAGAGCTGCTCGCCGAAGAGTCCGCCGACGATCGCGACGAAGAGAAAGCCGGCTGCGTCGATCGGCACGCAGGCGAACCGAACGAGCACGGAGCCGAGACTCAGCCTCCAGGCGCGCATCTCCAGCTCGTCGTAGCACACAAGCTACTCGCGAGCGTCGACGATGCAGCGCTGCGCCTCTTCGCAGCTCGCGACGAGCGCGACGCACTCCGGTTCCATCGAGATGACGCCGGTGTTTTGCACGTTCGCGCAGACCTTCTCGCACGGTGCGTCGGGCTCGTCTGCCCAGTCGTCGCACTCGAGCAGCCGCATGTTCGCGCACGCGGCCGCGCACGGATCGCCGAGCGGTGCTCGCGGCGGTCGCGTCTCGTGGCAGCCACCGATCGCAAGCAGCAGGAGCGCGAGCGATCTCATGCGGCCGCCTTCGTCAGCCCGCGCCAGGCGTCGATGATCACGAGATCCTGAGTTTGCTCCCATGCGACGTAGTCGGCCTCGATCTCGCAGATGCCGTCGTCGCGCCAGCCGCGCCCGTACGAGTTCAGGACCTCGAAGCGCGCGCCGTGATCGCGATAGCCGATCACGCACATCAGGTGTCCGCCGATCGCCTTCTCTGCCGAGACCGGCCGGCTCAGCAGGCGCGGACCCTTGAGCGGCCCGATTCCGCGGTCGACCAACGTACCGATCGCGACCGGCAGACCGTCGGCGACGGCGCAGCAGAGCGCCTCGATCCGAGCGTTCCCGGTCTCGGTGATCCGCTGGTAGGTGCCGCCGCGACGCGCGTCGCCCCGAAGGTATGCCTGCGGCGGCGGATGCTTGTTGAGCTTCGAGAGATCGAACGGC